TTTAAAATTGACGCACGAAATAGTCCCTGCCGAGCAACCGAGTGTGTAGCAGTATTACTTGACGTGTATTAATAACTACTTACATTCTTTACAAAATAATCGTCAAGCAGGAGTAATACTTGTTTACTTTATTTATCTATTCTTCTTTAACAATTAATACGATTAATAACATTCTGGTTGCCCCGTAATTTTTTAACAATTTATTCGCCAAGGGGGAGTAATACCTATGGGGAGGGCTGGCGTTTACGCTCAGGACACACCGCTTTTACCCCGATTTGCAGGTGGGCTACCCCTCATGCAATAATTACGTCAAGTCGTTAGCCCGAGGGTCTTAGTCGTGGTGAGAGAGTAAAAGTAATTATTTATTTTTTTACAATCAATCAATCAAGTTACGTGATTACATAATCAAACGAACTTCTTTAGATTCAGTAAATAATTCATACAGCAAAACTTTTACATAGTTGGTTCTACAACATCGCAACTATTGCTAACGACTTTAAGTGTGCACTTAATCTGCACAATAAATAATTAGTAACTACGCCTAGTGCGACAAACTCAAACGGTTACTTGCAATCTTATTTATTCTACTTACATTCCAAAATTAAATACGCAAGGTGTGTGACTAACTACTTCACGTTGTTAGTCATACGCCTTGTGTAGTTAATCGAACTACACACTATGAAAGGGAAGTCATGGCTAAGACATACAAAGATACAAAAGATAAATACCTAACTGCTGACGAACTAATCGAACGCAGTTATACAAAACGTAATTCAATTCGCAAAATACGTTTGAACAATCTTCTTTTAGAAGAGGCAGTAACTGAACTACAAATCGCAATCAATCACTACAGAGAGGCAAACTAATAAATGACTACAACAACAATCACAACTGGTTATGCAGTATTAGTTACATCGCAAACAACTGAACTCGGTTATCTTCGACAACAACTAGTTGTTGCTGACATCGAACGCGGTGTAAAAGTTTGGACACGTGTTACTAACGGCGGTCGTGGTGTATCAAACGCATGGACTGATTCAACTTACGATTCATTCACTACTAATAAGTTTGGTAATGAATTAGTTGTTGGTTCTGTTCTATCTTCACCACTTACACCAACTGACATCAAGGACGTGTTTACTGATAACTCTGCATTCAACATGATTCAGAAGTTAACAAAACAATTCGCACTACGCGATAAAACACTTACTGGTCAATTACTAAGTGACGTTGTTGCAGACGTTGATACTTGCTTAGCAACTGACATCAATTCGCTTGTGAAGTTTCGTAGTGACGGTCGTGCAGATAAAACTGCAACTACAAACTACAAGCAAATCAACATCGCTTCTGCACCAATTAAAACTGCTCCTGTTGCTCCTGTTGCAACTGTTGCTGTTCGTGATGACATTCCACTTGAAATTAAAAACAAGTATGTGCCTTCACCAACTGACCCTGAAGTTGCGAACTACATTCAACGCACATTCGACGGTATAAAAGAGTTTGACATCTTCGAACGTGCTTTGATTAATAAACAAAACGTATTGTTAGAAGGTCATGCTGGAACTGGTAAAACAACTTCCGCAAAAGCATTCGCTTCTTCAAAAGGTTTACCGTTCTATGCAATCGGCATGAACCTTGCAAGTGAACCTTCTGATTACAAAGGACAACTTGAACCGCAAGCAGACGGCACACTTAAGTTTGTTTACGGTGAGTTAGCACTCGCGTTTAAATACGGTGGTGTTGTTCTTCTTGATGAACTTTCATTCATTAAAGAAGGTTGCTCTGCTGACATGCACAATGCACTTGATAATCTGCGACAGATTACTTTGCGTGGCAACGACAATGAAGTTATTCAAGGTCATGATGAACTTCTTATCATCGGTGCATACAACGCAGGTTATCGCGGAACTCGTAAATTAAATGAGGCGTTTGCAGATAGATTCACAACTCAATTAGTTTACGAATACGACTCGACTATTGAAAAGAAAATCATTAAGTCAAAGTCGTTACTGGAACTTGCAACGCAAATGCGTGCAGAGTCTGTTCGTGGAGAGTATGAGACACCAATCAGTCTCAGACTTCTTAAGGGCTTTCAGTATCACGTAATCAATTACAACTTCGACTTCGCTGTTCGTTGCTTTGTTAATCACTTCAACGAAGAAGAGCGTTCAAGCGTTAAGTTGTTGTTGGAGGCTTACAGCACCAACATCGCAGAAGAGTATGAAGTTGCAATCAATACTCCTAACGTTGACAAGGGTGCAGATAATTAATCTGCACTCTTGCAACATTCTTTATAAAAAAATCCGCAACAAAAAATCTACAGAGAGGCAGTCATGCAACAACTAACAACACAAGAACAACAGAACGAAAAGCGCGATAGATTACTTCGATTAGCACAAGTGTTTCAACGTGCTAATTCTGTTATTGCACTTCGTCCAATTAAAGTGCACATCGTCAATCAACCTGACGGTGCTCCTGCTTGGTCGGGTGCTAACGACGTATGGTTCAACGAAGCAAAGATTAATGACAAGTTTGATACAGAGACTTTGTTATCAATCCAAGGCTTGGACTTTCACGAGTTAGCACACGTTCGTTACACACCACGTAACGGTTCTGACATCTGCTTATGGGTAATTGAAAACAATTACTGGAAAGCATTCAATGCGTTAGAAGACCAACGTATCGAAACACTTATGGTTGGCAGATTCCCTTCAACTGTTAATTGGTTGACTGCAACTGTTGCACAATTCATTCTTAATACTCCTGAAGCAATCGAGAATGCGTATCCGTTATTACGCGGTCGCAGATACTTGCCTCTTGAGATTCGTCAACTTGCACGCAAGCACTATGCAAAACAAGAAAACATAGTTGCACTTGGTGAAGTAATTGATGAATACCGTTTGCTGTTATTCCCTGACGATACAGAACGTGCAAAAGAATTAATTGCACGATTCGCAGAATTAATTCAGGGCGATAATCTTGCAGACCCAAACGGTCATGAAGCGAGACCATTCCAAGGTCATGAGTCTTCTGATTCACGTCCTGCACCAAAGCGTGAACAAGAGCGTGACCGTAAGAATGCAGAGAAGCAAGAAAAAGAATTAGATAAAGAAGATACACAATCTTCTTCTGCTGATTCTGATGATGATTCAGATTCTGATGATGATTCAGATTCAGATTCAGATTCACAATCTAACTCTTCTTCAGATAACTTTGCAGACCCAAACGATAAAGGTGGTAATGGTGGTAATGATTCTGATGATGAATTAGATTCAGATGATGATTCAGATTCAAAAGAAGATTCCGATTCTTCTTCTGACTTTGGTGACGTAACTGTTGCTGAAGATTCTGATGATGATTCAGAGTCTGATGATTCTTATGAAGCAGATAACTTAAGCCGTCATGCTGGTGCTGGTGGTAAAAGTAAAACTGCAAACTCTCAAGAAGTTACAGACACCATGGAAGAGATTATCCAATCAGTTACTGAAGAACTTATGGATAATCTAAATAAGTTATCAATGCAGGTTGTTGGTAAACCTCTTATGGGAACTGTTAATGCAGAGTCGGTATCACGTGCTGATTACCGTTCTGTATCTGCAACTGCAGACTTAGTAATGGTGCAACGTTCGTTTGCTCGTGAGTTAGAAAGACTCAAAGCAAACTACGACCCTTCATGGTTAACTGAGCAACGAAGTGGAAAGTTAAATGCCAATCGTTACATGCAAGGTGCAAGTGTTCGCACTTTGTTTAACAAGTGGCAAAGCGGTCGCGATGACGTAACTGCAATCGAAGCAGTTATTCTTCTTGACCGTTCTTCTTCAATGCAAGGTCACAATGCAAAAGAAGCATACAAAAGTTTGTGGGCTATCAAACGTTCTTTAGACAAAGTGCAGGCACGCACAACTGTTTACACGTTTGATTCACATACTCACTTACTTTATTCTGCAGATGAAAAAGCAGATACAACAGTAAGAGATTCAGGTGCAAGTGGAACAACACAACCTGAAGTTGCAATCTTAAATGCACAAAACATTCTTGCTACTACAGACAAGCCAATCCGCATTCTCTTCATGATTACTGACGGTGCATGGGGCGGAGATAAAGCGGAAGAGTCTGTAAGAAGAATGAAAGAAGCAGGTGTTCTCACTTGCCAAGCACTTCTCTATCCTAATGAAGTTTCGAATGAAGGATTAGAAAGGTGCAGACATAACTTTGAGATAATCAAACGAATTGGTGAAGCCAAAGACATCTTGTCTCTTGGTCAATCACTAGTGCGAACTGCAATCGCACGTCGTTTGGTATCTCAATGAGGAGTTAGTTGTAGTTGCCTCTCCAACTAACTAGCAGGGCAGAGACTTCCCTCTCTGCCCTGCACAATCTTTCACCGCAACAAAAAATCCACCAACCAAAAGAAAGTAGGTAACTTCTTATGAAACTTTCAGAACTCGAAGTAGGTGTTGAGTATGCAATTCTTAACTCATTCACATACACAAAGCGTAATGCTGTTGACCTTAACCACGTGCAGAGGCACAACATCTACAAAGCAAAACTTGTCTCCAAGGATAAGTATTACTGGAAAGATACTCGCCCTTCAAAAGAAGAAGCAGACTTCTCTCCTGCACCAAAGAAAGAAGTAAAGGGAGTTGGTTTGCTCTTTACAATTACAGACGATAATGGTGAGACGTTTTATTACGTCACACGAGTTGCAAGTATCGTTGCACGCTATGACATCGTTCAAGGTGTATGGAATGCACGTGAAGCAGAAGAGAAGCGACTACGTGCAGAACAAGAAGCACAAGAAGCAATCGTTCGTGCAAAGAAAAAACAGATTCAAGAACATGCAGAACGTGCAAAGTTAACTATGCCAAACACAATTAAGTCACTACTGGGTGGAAAGTTATTCGATGACGTAAACATCGAAGTGCCTTACTACTCAGACTCTAGTCATGCAAGAGTAAGTATTACTTTGCGTGACATGGAACGTTTAATCGAACTCGTCTACGACAAGAAAGAAGAGGTGGCATAAATGTCAACAATCGTTCTAAAGAAGTATGAAGCAAGTAAGTATCCAACAGTAACTCTGCCAAACAATGCATACAACTCTTCTTCTGTTTACGTATCAGAAGACTTGCGTTGGGTTGTTTTTAAGTTTGCAAGTAACGAGTGGGGTTGGTATGCACTCAAAGAAACTTTCTACAACGACTTAAATGGTGTTAGTCGTTACGACTCAACTAAGACTTCTGTTGTTGAAACTTTGCAACACTTAGTTGATGAAGAAGAGCACGATGAAAAACTCTGGAAAGAGTAAATCTAAAACTTCTTTAACTGCGCCTGTCTCTCTTTCAATTCGTATTAATTGGAATGAGAGACAGGTGCAAACCTTAAAGAAGATAATCAACACAGAAGACTTCACACGTTACTTGGAACTTTATCTACGCAACGCAATCGTGTGGTCTGCAGTAGGCACAGCAATTCAATTACTAGAAGTAACAGCGACTGAGGAGGAATAAATGATAACTACAGTTAAAGACCTGAAAGTAAATCTCAATGACAACTTCAAAGATACAGATTCAATCTACGTTCTCTTCTTCTCTAAAGAAGAGTTTGAAGATAAGTTTGATTCAGAAGTGACAGACAAAGTATGGCAACAGGCACTTGCATTCGTTGATGATGATGAAGCAGACCAATTAATTCAAGAGCAAATCGCACATGAACTATCAACCCAACTAGATGAGAAGGAGTAACAATCTATGGCTAATACAAAAGAAGTATCAGTAGCAGAAGTAACAGAAGTTAAATACGAATGGACGTTTGGTGATTACTCTGCACGCACATGGTTTGGTGCAGAGTATGGAACTCACACAGAATGGTTTAAAGGAGAAGCGTTTATTCATGACACTCTTGTTCCTTTGTTTATCCAAACTCAACATGAAGAGAAGATAGAAGAAGTGGAGGCAAACTGGTGACACTACACATTCTTTCAGTCAATGATGAAGAACTAAGTATTGTTCTTCAATCTTTAATTGCAAGTCAATACCCAAAAGCAAAAGAAATTGCAATTCGATTCAAGAACATGGCAACGCCTGTATCAATTCAATCAAAGGAGGAAGCACATGCGAATGCAAACTAAATACCGAATAAGAAGGTTGGTCGTGTTAGCAATCTTCTTATGCTTTATCGCTTGGGCATTCAATGCAACTACCCCTGCTGAATGCAAAGTTCCTGTTGAACAGATGAGTTCGTTCTGCAAAGACTTGCTCTATCCATAACCCAATCCGCAACAAAAAAACTAGGGAGGCAAAACTATGGCTACAAAAACAAAACATCGTAAGGCTGGTGCACGTGGTGGTAATCAATACGGCGAATACAAGGTTCGCTATGCAAGTGAGAAGCAGGCAAACTTCATAAAGAAGTTACTTGATACAAAGCAACATTCTTATGACACTCCTGACTTTGCATTACTTAACGTGCAAGGAGCAACTGAGTTAATTGCTAATCTTCTTAAGTGCCCAAACAAAGCAGGCGTTGTTCGCCTTGCAACATCAAAGCAACTTTGGTTGCTAGGGAAACTGGTGCAGGACAAGCAAGAAGGCAAAGCCTTACTTTCTGCAACACTTTCAAAAGAAGGTGTAACTGTGTTGGAGCAGTTGTCTATTGATTCAGTAAGTGGATTAATTACACAACTCAAAGACGCACCGTCTTTAGAACCTGAGATAAAAGAAGTTGGTGCATACCTTCTTAATAACTCTATTTACCAAATCCGTATGGGTTTGAATAGTCGCAAACTTCAAGTATGGACAATCAATCGTAATCATGACGGATTCGATTACGACACAACAAAGCAATCGGTGCTCTTTGAGTTAAAGCCTGAACATCGTTTGACTTTATCTAAGGCAATCGAACTAAGCGTTCAGTTTGGTTGCTGTGTGCATTGTGGTCGTGCACTAACAAGAGCAGTATCTGTTGCAAGAGGTATGGGTGCTGTGTGTGCTGGGAAGTATCAATCATGAAAGTATCCAAGGCAATCGAATACTTACAAGCACTCAATCCTGACGAAGAAATTATTATCGAATGGGTTACAAAGGAGTATGCAGATAACAACGAATGGGGTTGCGAGTTTCTCGAAGACACCATGGACTATGAAGAAGTTCCAAAAGAAGTTTGGAATGAGTTAGTTGAAGTTGTTCAAAACATTCTCGAATGGGAAGAAATGGGAAACACGTTCGCTGACTGGATTCACGAACAATACGTATCAATCATGAACAAGAAGAGAGAAGAGGTAACAGTATGAATGCAACTCCGCAACAAAAAAACCTGCTCGCACTAGGCACACCGATTCATGAAATTATTCATGGAGAAGTCTTGCTTGAAATTATCAATCAGCAAAAGAACTTATCTGAAGCAACTGGTGAAGAAGCAGTTGTTGGAGGCTATGAGTATCACAGAGGTTACACAGACGCTATGCAAAAAGTGTATGCACTTGTGTATGCACTTCAATTCGAACAAGCAGACCAACTAAAGGAGGCAAGCGCATGATTAAAGAGATTCAACTACCGCTTGAGAACATCAGAAAGAAGTTACGTTCCGAGTTAAAGACTGTGGAGATAAGCCATGCTCTTGAAGACGGAGCAGATTCTAACTTTCACTACACAGACGGCAAAGCAGACGGCATTCGTCTTGCTCTCTTTTTAATTACTAAAGAAGAACAACGACTATCAAAGGAGGCTTAACCCATGAGCAAAAGAGAACTTGGAAACCCAACTAAAGAAGATAAGAAAGAAATAGAAACACTTGCAAGAAACATCTTTGCAACACACGTTGTAATGGCAAACCCTAAAGACGTGAAGGTTGCAAAAGACGTTAAGTTAAAGTTCTTTACCACTAAAGAACTAGAAGAAATGCTACACAAAGTTTGGGCGTTAGGTCATAACCAAGGCTACGACGATGCTTATACAGAACAGGAGGCATAACCTAATGACAACAGTAAAAGAACTTATAGAAGACTTGCAAAAGGACTTCAAACCTGAAGATGAATTATGGGTTACATACTTTGGTTACTCAGACTTTGCTGAAGAACTAAAAGAAGATTACGGCGTAACTCTTCCGTTAGACGTTTGGAAAAAAGCCATTGATAAAGCACCAACAGGAGATGACATCATGGGTATTCAGGGAGTCATCTCAGAAATGATTGAAAAGCAATTAAAAAAACGTGGTATCAAACTCGTAGAAGTGGAGGCATAAATAATGGCAACAGTAGAAAGCGTAATCAAAGCGTTAAGCAAACTAGACCCTAAAGAAGAAATCGTTGTTGCATGGTGGACGTTTTGGGATTTAGAAGAAAGTTGGGAAGATAACAATTCCGAAGAAGACAATTACAAACCTTTAACTAAAGAAGTTTGGAAGAGTGTTGCTTCAGGAGAGTTTGATACTGAAGGAACTTATGATGACATCTATTCCGCAATCGAAAACGAAATGGAGGCATAACTTATGAGTAATCAAGTTGCAATAATTATCTCTTCAAAAGAAGACATAGACCTAAGCACTCTTGCTAATGCAATAGCAGGTTCAGGACTATCTTTAATTGCTGACGGAGTTGTTAAGGTTGACGGCGAAGTTTACATTCGTGTTGTTGACTTTGATAAAGCAACATACATCGCTAAAGATTCTAACTACGGTTGGGCAAGTGGCTTGTGTGTTGTTGATACTGATTCATGGGCAAAAGAAGATTGGGAAGCAATAGATAACTTTACTGACTCAGAACTTGAAGAGTTGGGAAGAATTATTAATAGCGACCCTTCTTACACTCCATTCAAGTTTGCTCAAACACAGGAGGAGTATCGTGGCAACTAACCCTGCACCGAGAAACATCTACGACTTGTGTAATGAAGTCTATGCACGTCATGGACAGTATGGGGTATTCGATTACGTCGGAAAGTTTGACAACATCGAATGGACATGGTGTATGCCTTGTGAGTCGGTAACTCCTTTCGACCCATACGTTGAAGCCTTTAACTTCAATGAAGATACAGAACGGAATGATAAAGAAGTTCTGTGTTTGGTTTGTGGTAGTTCCAATGCTTACGTAAATTATAAAGAAGTTAAAGCAGTTATCTTTTACGAAGACGGAACGAAAGCAGTTCAAGAAGTTAAAGCAGAAGACCAGTTAGAGTTCTTACAATCAACATGCAAAGGATACGTTGAGTGCAAGACCCTACCTTCTCAAAACATAACACTATGGTTTAACGAAGAAGCACGCTTTAAGAACCTAGGGTTAGTTCCAAACTTCACCGCAACAAAATTATGGCTTAACGAGTTTGGCAAAGATGATGAAACAGTTCTGTTAGGTAACGTAGTAATTACTAACGCTGTTACTGATTCAAACGGAATGATAACTTCTTTAACGGCTGAACAAGTAGAAGGGTTGGTGGCACTATGAAATACCCAAGCATAAATCCCAATTACGTAAAGAAGATTAAAGAAGTTACAGAAGGTAGCCCTGTAAGAAATCAGTTGCTAACTCCTGAAGTGTATTTAATCTTTAAGTCTTTTAAGACAAAAGAAGAAAGAAACCAATACGTATGGAGACTTAGAAAAGAAGAAGGTTGGTCTCTTGAAAGTATCGGGCAGGCTGTTGGTGTAACACGAGAGATGATTAGGTTAATCGTAGATAAACTCGAACGAGAACCGTTCCAACTCATGCTCTCAGTTGCTAGTCAACCAGTTCCAAAGCGTGCTCGTATAAAGAAGGTTGTTTATAGGAAAACTCCTATTGACCCTGAAGCACTAAAAGTTCTTAAAGAACTTCATGCAACTGCCACTCTTCTTAGAGGCAAGGGGTCTAAGAACAGAACAGAAGCAGAAGAGTTCACACGCTTAATTCATGAGCAGACTCTCTTAGGAGTTAGCACATACACAATCGCACAAGAACTTGGGTTAACTGTTGGCGCAATTAACCTGCGTTTGGTTCGTTACGGATACAGAAAAACTGCTGGTAACTCACGTGCATTAACTCGTATCAAATACCCAACACAAAAAAAGGAGGCAACACATGAAAACACAACTAGCAACAGCAACTAAGCAACGCCGTATCACTCTCGATAAATGGCAAAACACATACAAGCCGATAGGGAACACGCTTGTTGAAAACGCTTCATGGCAAGATGAAAATGGTGTAGGTATTCTTTATGAGACATACGGAGAAGAGCAAGCCTTTGTTTACGCTTGCGATTACCACAACGTATGGACTCTTGTTGACGGAGACAACGGAGGCACTTACATAGTTAATGGACGTGCAGTTGTAAACCGTATCGGCTATTTCATCACACCACTTCCATGGAAAGATGAAGAGAACTTCTGTATCAAGGTGTCTTCATGAAAACAGGAGAGTTAAGCACAGGAGTGCCAACGCTTAGTAAGTGTTGTAACGCTGAAGAGTCATGGAGAGATTGTTCTTACTGGAACTTTCATAAGGGTGGAGAATGCTTTGCAACCTATTGTGAAGCCTGCCTTGAAATTACCTATCGTGACTGCGATGAAAATAATTGCAAGAAGTGTCACGAACACCATTGGGAATGCACAGATACTCCTGCAGTATTCAAGTGCATTAACAAAGTTAGGGGCAAGAAGTGCCCTTCAATTCGTGTCTATGACAGAGACACTCAAACCTATACCGTAAGTTATACCTACAAGAAAGCATAGGAGGCAACATGACAAGATACGTAGTTCGATACGCCGAAGAAAATCATGGAATTATAACGTTTGACGCTAACTCTAAAGAAGAAGCAGAAGACTGGGTAAGACGTGTTGAAATGGGAGAACAAGAACTGGAACAACTTCCTAACTATTCCACAAAGGTTAAGTCTGCTAGTTATTCTTTAACAGACCTAGAAGAAGTTATTCCACCACTTCCTGAAATCCCTATTTATGGGGTTATCGTATGATAAAACATCAAACAGAACACAAGTGTTCTTGCATACCTTGCAGACAAGACCGAGTAAAAGATTGGGTAGGCAAGTTACTTGACTGGGGAATACCTGCAGACAACATACTCATGGACATAAACCAGTATGGTGGAAAAGTAGTTCTATTCTCAGGTAATCAAGATTTAGATGCACACCATACTCATAAACAAAAGTGGTGCTATCAATTCAATGACACTACTTTGGAATACGCAAAAACTTGGTGGTTAGCACACCATCAACCAACCCTTAAAGAAGAAAGGATTTCTCTATGACAACACTATCTGTAATCAAAGCAACTATTCGTTGGAAAGAAGAACCAGTAACAAAGCAAATGACCTTAAACGAAGACAAGGTTATGTTTGCGGTAAAGCAAGCAGAGTGGGAAGGCAGAGAAGATGAACACCCACTTGATGATGAAATCTTCTTTTGGCTTGACCCTGAAGAAGCAGACAAACTCGTTGCAGGTTATGACATGGGAGATTGGAAAGTATTGCGAGTGAACTCTCGTAGAGAGATAACTGTGTATCCTCCTGTTTTATCTGAGTATGTTGCAGAACTAAAAGAAAACCTAAAGAAGAAACAACTCTTAGTTAAAGAGTTAGAAACTATGATTAAAGAAGGAGAACCCCATGTATCTACAAACAACTGACCTATTGGCAATTATGATTGCGCTTGTATGTTCATGCATAGTTATGGTTGTTTCTGTTAATGCTCATCGCAATCTTCTTAGAGTTAATAAAGAACTTATAAGAACTATTCGAATCTTGCAAAGTGAGCGGGTAAACAAATGACCAATACTGTTAAAGAAGACTTAAAGTTTGCTGGTCAACTAAGCCTGTGTGGAGAGTCTTTGAAACTTGCTGTCCAAATCTATGCGGACATGCTTGACTCAGGCTATCAACCTGCTAACTATTTAACAGCAGGACGGTTCTTAGACACCATGTTGGAGGCTTCAAAAGAACTTACAGAAATCATGAAAAATCATGCTGCCGTTATCAAAGCCCATGCCGAGTTGGGTAAGATGTAACCATGCTCAAGAAAGGAGCAACAAATGCAAGAGTGGCTAACTCAAAAAGACTTGGCAGAAAAAGCAGGGATAAGTCAGAACACGTTAAAGAACTATCTCTATCGAAACTTAAACACCCTTCCCAAACCCGATACTTACTTCGGGAGGACTCCTGTGTGGAAATCGGAAACCGCAGAGGCTTGGGTTCAAAGCAGAAGAAGGTTGCCTCAAAAACAAGATAACTAACACTTACTAAACGAGAGAGGAGCAAGTGTATGGCTTATGTAATTACCCGAAATAAACGTCACACAGGTTACTTCCGCAACAAAAATAATCGCGTAGTGTCCGCAGGCACGTTTGACTCAAGAGCCAAAGCCTTATCCTCTGCAATTCTTGCGGAAGGTGGGCTGTCAGTTGATGAGTCAGAATCTAACCAAACCTTAGAGGCATACCTAGAGGAATGGTTGATTAGAACAGATGTTCGCTTAATAACTAAAAAAACCTACAAGACTTCGTTAAAGAAGTATGTCATTCCTTCTTTAGGAAATAAGCAGGTCTTGTCTATAACAAAACGTGATGTTCGTAGCCTTTTTGAAAAACTAATTCAAGAAGGCGTAAGCCTTTCCACCGTTCTCCATGTGAAGATTGCCTTGGGGTCTGCTTTCCGTCCGCTTGTTCAAGATGAGCGAATGGTGGCAAACCCTACGCATGGGGTTAGGGTGAAAGTGCCTCAGACTGACCCATTCATTACGTTAGAGCCTGACGACTTCAAGCAAATAGTTGCCAAGTTGCCTACAGACGGAGCAAAGTTGTTTGCTCAGTTTTTAATTGCAACAGGCTGTCGCTTTGGAGAAGCAACAGAGTTACGGGTGAAAGACTTTAACTTTAAGTCTAAAGAAGTTTACATTCGTAGAACTGTATGCGACATTGGTAAAGATGCAAATAATGGGTCGCGTTTTTTAGTAGTGCATACAACTAAAAACAATCATAAAAGAACAGTAGTTATTAGCACAACTCTCTTAAAGACGTTAAAAGCCTTTATAGCAGATAAAAAGTTATCTAATAATGACCTCTTGTTTGGCAATAACACCATCGAAGTTGGTAAACTAATTCATGCAGGTAGTTCTTCCATAAGAACTAACGAGACCTTTACTGTCAAAGGTAGGGTCTTCAACCATGCAACTCCTTACGCTTACAACGTGGGAAAGTGCAGGTGTGACCTGTGTAAACAAGCGATAAAGGATTATCGCAAACAATACAGAAAGGACAAATCAAAAGGCAGAGACAGCCTTAGCCAAAGTATCGGCTCAGGTCACCTCAGTCGAACCAAGTGGAGAACCATTTGGAACGAAGCCATAGAAAAGTCAGGTATTGGTTGGTATCCAAAAACGCACGACTTAAGACATGCAAACGCCACTCAACTGTTAAAGAAGGGTGTTGATGTGCATGAGGTTAAGGAACGTTTGGGTCATCAGTCAATCACAACTACGGAGCGGTATTTACACCGTATCCGTCACCAGCAGTCGAAAGCAGGGGAACTTGCGGACGAGTATCTGTTGGGAGAAAGGTGAGAAACTATGCGACTAACACAACGTGGAAAGAAAGTAATTGCAATAGCAATTATGACAGTAGCAGGGGCATTGTTTTGTAGTGGCTTTGTTGTAGCAAAAGCCCTAGGAACAATTCCCACAGAAGCAGTAGAGGCACAGCCAGTTCCTTTACTCCAATCCTCAGTCGAAAAAGAACTAAAAATAAAAGCCCCTTCAGACAAGTTAGAGAACTACCGTAACAAGGTAAAACTCTCTCACGTAGAATGTAAAGGGCTTTTAAAAGAAGTTGGGTTCAAAGGCAAAGCCTTAGAACAAGCATGGGCTATCGTCATGCGTGAAAGCAACTGTCGTTCTCATGCCTACAACGGCAACGAGAAGACAGGAGATAACTCTTACGGAATCTTTCAGATAAACATGATTGAAGAAGTAGGAGACTCACGCAGGGAGAAGTTCGGCATGGTATCTAACGCGATGTTGTTAGACCCTGTGACAAATGCCCAAATTGCTTATTACATGAGCAAGGGCGGAACTGATTGGTCTGCATGGAAGGGTATGACCCCTCGTGCACAAGAATGGCTAAAGAAGTTTCCGAAGTAATACAAGCAGTAAGTAAAGAGCCTTCTGTGTTGATAGCAGAAGGCTTTTTGCTGTAACCTACAACTATGAGGAGGAAATAAACATGGGCAAACACCTAGATAAAATACAAGCAAGTCTTGAAGTTCGTAAAGCCAATCATAAAGGTCCTGGTGGCAAAGTTCCAGGAAGTATGAATAAAAAGAAGACTGGATACTCCAGTATTAAGTCTAACGAAGCAAAAACACGATTAGGTAAGTAAAAAAACCCCCTACAGCAACTGCTGTGGGGGGTTTTTTTGTATCATTTTCTTATGGCAACTGAGAACAAACCAACTCCTGACGAAGCAAACTACGTAGTTCAGCGAGGAACTAAAACAGACCTAGGTAATGGACAAACACGTCATACTGGAAGACACCCACAAAACCCTGACCACAAGATAACTATTGTTACAGCAACTGTAAACAACAAGCCTCACATTATCAAAGCCTCTCGTGAACTTATACCTATGCAAGAAGTTAATGACGCAGCAAAAAAGCGTGAAGCAGAAGCCAAAGCAAGTAAAGATAGAACTGCTGCAGCCCAAAAAGCACAACTTGCTAAAAAGCGTGCCAGAACTCCAGCACCTAAAAACAAAAAGAAGTAATTAACCTTCTTTTATAAGTTTAACTTCACAAGCATCTGTAGTGCAGTAAGCCTCACCGATAGCGTCTGAAGCCATACCTGCATAAACACCTTCAAGGTCAATAGGGAACAACTTCATAGTTGCATCTTCGTATTCTTGTTCAGTAATCTGCGTGTAAGGCATTTGTGGATACACAGCGTTACCCATCGGCAAGAACGAAACAGTTTTCATTCTTCCCTCAAACATTCTTAAAGCCGTTCCAATCTCTTTACTTTCTTTTTCAGGGTCGAAAGTTACTGTAACTGATACAGAGTTATCGCTCCAGTAGAACTGAGCAGTTGCTGCTAAGTCCATTTTTTCGTAGATTGAAACTTCTTTTTCAGCACGCTTAGCCTCTGTCTTAATCGGGAAGAAGACAACAGAAGTTGTTTCAGGAGATTCAGAAGCAGGCTCAACTCGATACTGAGCCATTTTGAAAAGAGGAAGCATTGGGTCAGAGTTAGCAAAGCGAATTGCTCTGTTAAAGAACTTACCACCTGAAGCCCAGTGAACTCCTGGAGATTCTCCAGCAAGGATTGAAACTGTTCCTGAAGGCTTTACCGTTGTCATCTTGATTGACTCACGAACACCAAGCCATTCTGAGTAAGTGCTGTCGTAACTCTTCACAAGTTTGTAGCCTTCGTTAAGCCAATCACGCAAAACAGGTAAGCCTTTATTGTCAGCAAAGTTAGCCATGCCTGAAACTGAAGTTCCAATGCGACGATTGCGTTGCATGATTGCGTTGGTCTCTTCCCAGTGTGTAGGAAGAAGAGTTACGGTCTTTGCGTATAGGTAAGCAAACTTTAGAGTTCTTAAGAAGTCTTCTTTATTTTTGTGGCGGTTGAGATACGTCTCCACCAAGGTGCAACATTCAAAAGACTCTAGGCTTTGCTCTGCACAAGGGTTGTAGCCAGCGATACGGTGGTCTTTGTTATTGATAGGGTCAGCAAGTCTTCCGTATTTTCTTGAAACATCTAGCCAAACAATTCCTGGTTCTCCATTAAGAATAATGCCGTCAACAATTTTAGAGTAATCAGAGCCAACAGTTGCTTCTACAGAGTTGTTCGACATCCAAGCCCAACCAGGATTTTTAGGGTCATAGGAGTTACGCTCAGGGTAGACATCTGCGTTCTTTAGGTTTAGGAAATCTTCATCATCAATACGTCCAATAAGAAGTTCTGCGGAACGACGGACGTTGCCTGAAACAACACAGACTCCAATAAGGTTTCCAATGTCTGCTATGTCCTTACGAGTGACCTTTTCACCAGCCCGATTTTCAAACATCTTATAAAGGTAATCGTGCAGTCTCAAAAGAGGTTCATGTCCAGCAGCAGTGCCACCAAAGATTTTGATAGGTGCACCTGCAGGGCGAATCAGAGAGTAGTCAAAAATCCAACGTGGTTGGTCAGCCTTTAAGTAAGAGTTCAAAAGAAGAGTTACAGACTCGACCCAGCCTTCACGAGTATCAGGGATTACGTAGGTTTGAAAGTTAGCCTCTGCTTTAGAAGGCTCATAGATAGTAAAGTCTTTATCCGCTCCCTTATCGTCAAAGCCCACACCCACGCCTAGCATTGAAGCCTCCATGAGGAAAGCAAAAGGTTTGGCGGGGTTGTTTTTGGTCATTTCGACGGTAGAGACAAAAGCACAGTTTTGTAGTGCTGCTGAGTTGCGGTGCTTGTTTACTAAAGAAGTTCCCATTACCCAAAGTCCTCGACCAGGTGGAGTCCACTTTAATTCAAAAAGACGTTCGAAGGCTTCTTTTGCCGAAGACTGAGCCTTGGAGTCATTCCAAGGTAGACGCTGGGATTTAGCGTGGTCTTTCTGTAGGGAATACATTCCATTGATTACACGCTCACAAACGTCAACCCAAGTCTCCTTAGTTCCGTCCTCTTTGAGACGGCTATAGGTTCTTAAGAAGGTTATCTCCCCGACAGAATTACCAGCAGCATCGGTGTAGCCAAAAGGAGGCTTCTTTGAGCGGAAGCCTGAGACAAAATCCTCGTTAAGATTAAAAGACAAAAATGACATTGAAAGACCTTTCGGGAGGGAAGATTTAGGAAGATTAGAGGTAGAAGTTTGCTGGGTAAATCATGTTAATGCACCTGACAATAAGCCTCCATTTTCCCCCACCTTGTTCCACGTCTCTCCACCTGCTGTTATCAGATAACTATTCTAGGCTTTGTTGAATAATTTTCGTAGTTTCTGCTTCGTTCAAACCCCCATTTGGAAGGTCTTTTAGTGCCTGTGCTCGGTCTCCAAAGATGGCTGAAAGCACCCCTCCTGAAGACTGTCGTTCTGCTGTAATTCTAATGAACTCGCGGTTCTCTTCCAACTCTTTCATACCCTTTACTAACTTGAAAAGGCGGTCAATCTCTTGCGAAGTATTGGGGTCAGGGTAACCTCCGTTTAACTCTTCTGCAAACCGAGAGAAGGCAACTCGTGCTCCTTGCATCTCTATAACGGCATTTAATAGGGCTTTTAACTGTTCTTTAGTCTGAATAGCAACAGGTAGGTTAAAGGCACAGGAGTTCTGTGGTTTGAAGGCTGGGCAGTTCGAAGCAACAAAACAGGTGTCACATTGGCGTAAAGAAGTGCCAGTAGTTTGGACTAGAGGGACTTCTTTTAGAACGTCATTTCCCTCGTCATCTGTGTCTACAATCGTCTTCATCTTGTAGCCAAAGACAGGTAGGCTTGTGACCTCTTCAGGGTCTCTTTCAATCAACTTTTTAGGCTCTTCTACCGCAGAATCTTTCCGCATCTCTAGGTCACTGTTATCAGAAGGGTGACCCCATGTTTCCGCGAAAGTGCTTAGTAGGGGTGTCTCACTGTTATCAGATAACAGAGGCTCTTTTCCCCCCTCAATTATGTGAAGGTCGGGGCGTTTCTTGTCCATTGATTTCTCCAACTGTTGGTATGACCAGACTGCAACCTTAGAGGATTCCACCCCATTGTTCTTTAAGAACGCATCGTAGTCTAAATTAGCCTTGGCTATTACTGACGAGTAGCGTTTTCTCGCTTGCCCCATCATCTTCTTGGGATACCGAACTATTTTAGTTCCGTCCCAAATTATGGTCTCCCCATTTCTCATGGGAGATAGCCACGATAGGGTCGTAGCGGTTGTAAACGGTATCTGACGAAGGTTATCAGGCTTGGCTGAGCCTAGGGCGTGGAACTTCGTCCCATACTGGCTAGACAGCCCTCTAGTAACCCCTGCAAGGCTCGTAGAGGCTTCAATAGTGGCGTGGGGTATGGCGATATTTGAGTAACGTCTAGCCCATTCTCGCAGGGTTGGAAGCCCGTAGGAGTCATGCCATACAACCCACAATTTAGGGTCATGCTCAAAGGAAGCCCGCTCTTGGAGAATCCAATCTAACCCTAGGGTCTGAGAGTCTGCTTCAACAAACCCCAGAATAGAATCCAGGTTATTGGCGACAAACTCTTGGTATTCAGCCCCTAAAGAAGTTAGTTCCTCTTTAGACAGCCCATCACGTTCAGCCTGGGCAATGCCAGAATCTACCAAGATGTCTAGTGTAGGTAGGAAGTGCTCAGAGACTAGCCATAACTTCTTTTGGGGTAATCCACGCTTCTTTAAAGCGTAAAAAGAAAGTGCCATGCGGGTAACACCCATGGATTCGAGCAGCGTTCGGTTGCTGCCAACTTCGGTGCCCCCGTAGATAATGTTCATAATTAGTCATCAAATCTAAAAAGAGCACCATCATCGTCTTTAGACATGTCTAAAGAACGCTTGATGTTTCTTTTGGTGATTACGTCTTCAATGTCTGTCCAAGCCCGCATCTTCTTTGGGGCATCGGGACGATTTTGCACAAGCATTGTGTCTGGGTGGGCTAATACTAAAGAAGGTAGCCCTTGCTCAAATGCCCATGCTGCCAACTTTGGGTCACCAGTGACCAAGAGTTCTACCTGTTGTCTTGACCGTGCAACGGTAATTTGGCGTTGAGCCAACTCATCACCAATAAGGTCATAGGTGTTGTCAATGAGTTCGTCATAACCAACAAACCCATTTACGTTTAGCCAATGCTCTGCTTGAGGTTTACTCCAAGAAGTAAAAATTGCAACTCTATGAGCAGGTTTAAATCCGTAATAAACCATAGCACCGACTCTGCTTGGGTTATCACTGTTATCCGAACTTAATACACCTTCTAATGCTACGAGTATGTTCAAGTTATCTGCCTGTTCTGTATGTCGCTGCTCTACGAATAAGTGTTTGTGTATCTGGAAGTGTTACGCCGTAAGTTTCTAACTCATCGGTTTCTTTAAAAGAATCTAGGTAATCTTTCATAACGCGAAGAACTGCAATAGTCCCCAGTTTTTTTCCTGCCTGCCATCGGTAGTTGTAGAAATCTCCGTAGCCTTCTCCTGCTTCAGAAAAGGCTTTCTTTCTACTACTGTGGATGTCATCCCACAAAGCAGATGCTTGTTCTAAAACAGTAAGTAATTGTGACTCAGCGTTTCTTCGAGAAGCAGGGTTAGTGGCTGCTTGTAATGTTGTAGTTGCAGTTGAATACCTAGAGACTAACTCAACGGCTTTTTGTTTATCCCGAAGTGTTGCGTCTTCCCATGCTCTATTACTTTTTGGTTGTGCTTGTGGGTCAGGGTGCACTGTCCACTCACTATGTGTTAAATCGTAAGCAGCATAAGGTTTGATAACACGAATGTCTGTAGCACCAGGGTTTACGTAGAAGGTGACTTCATAGCCTTCCCAATTTTTAGTGTTGGGCATAAGTTTGGTGCGAAAGTCATCGTTTATCATCTTGCTAATTTCAGTATCAGATAACTGCGTGTATTCAGGATTACTTCGTCGAAAGGTTAAATAATCCACGCCGATTAATACATCAAGGTCTGCAGGTGAACGTTGCACTTTCCATTGGTAAGAAACACCTGAACCTGCTAACCACGCAGTTGCCCAAGATTCTTGTGACCTATAAGTTGTGTCTAAGCAATCTTTTATCATTCTTAAAAGACTGTTACGAATCCATGGCTTTACAGTCTGTCCTTGGAATAAAATAGGGTCTAACTCGTTTTCAGGGTTAGAAAAATACGAAGTGGTTGCCTCAGAAATGTTTACTGAGCCAACCACTCGCGTTAAAGCATCGTTGCGGTTCATGCTTTTATTTTACTCTTCATCGTCCTCAATTATCGGCTTGAAGAAGTGCTTTTTCATAGGAACACGTCGCTCTTTATCTACAGCAGGAGCATCAATGAAGCCACAAACTGTATGAGCGTTGGTAAACCTATGTGTGAGATGCCATAGTTGTTCAGTCTCTTCTTTGTCTCCTGTAAGGCTTAGCGAAGCCCCACAAGCACAAGACATCTCAATGGCAACCATTTTAGTCTTCTACAACTTCTGCTTCAACAGGGTCGGTTGAAAAAGAAACTTCTTGACCGTTGCTTGCGTCAAACTCAACACCGCGTTCTTTTAGGTTTTGAGCAATTCTTTCTTGAACTGTCATGTCACGTTGTGCCATAGCATTCATAACACCAGCAACTACGCGGTCTGCAAGTAGTGAAGCCTCAATGTCAGAGACAATCTCTTTTGCAACTTTGTAAATGTCAAACGTTGATGCTTGACGTTCAGTAGTTACGTTTGAAGGTAACTCCTTGTAAGTTTGGATATTTCCGTCTTTTTCAACTCCTACAACAAAGTAGAAATCGAGGTCTAGGTTAGCGTTTTCCATGTTAGTCATACATTCCCATCAGTTGTCGTTTACGTTGGACTACCTTAGCGTGGATTGGACAAAAATGACACAAGTAATTTTTTGGTCCTGCCATCGTTGTGTCTAATCCTAACTCTTTTCTTTCCTTTTTTGTATTAGGCACAAGTTTCTTGCTGTCAGTCTGATAATCAGGGCAACTGTCTTGTGGTCTATTTCTGCTCTTCCAGCAGTTCATGGCATCTTCACCAAATTGACTCTTAGTATCGTAGAAAGTAGAGTCAATTTCGTCAAGGCCTTTAGAGCCACCACCTTTAATTTGGCGAATCATATCTTTGCGAGCATCTGTATTAGCCCACGCCTTTACTGGAACAATAAAGAGCAATCCTTTATGTTCTTCTCCAGAAGGAAACTTATGCTTTTCGCAAGCAATTTCTAATAAGTAGTCTTGTTCTGGAGCACCTGTGTAAGGTGGAAGTTCTTCAATACTGTTACACACTTTGCAGTGCAAAAGACGAATGACTGGACCAGAGTTGTGGTCATCAGATTTACGAGAACCCAATAGAGGGATTTGGCCCATGTATTACTCCTTGTTTAGTAAACGGTAAGTCTACCGTTAATTAATCTATTTGAACGCGACGCTTCCTACCACCAACGGTTGGAATTGGTCTTCTAACTTTGCCACCTTTTTTACGGTTAGGCTTTGCCCCACCACCTTCTTTACGTTCTTCGGTGAACTCAACTCTTACTTGCTTTGCTCCACCTTTACCTGCTTTAGCACCAATGCCACGAGGTCTTTTTTTCGTCATTTACTTACCAGGGTTTACCTTATTTGGATGTTCAGTAGTTGCAAAACCATAGTTAAGAAATGGGTGTAGTGCTTGGCGATTAGCCAAAGTTTCTTCAGTGCCTGCACCTGCAACAACTTCAGTATCAGGACGAGCCTTACGATACTTACCGTCTGTTGCACCAGCATCTAGTGAAGCGTTCATTGAACGTGATGAGTTAACTGCCATGATTATTTACCTGCCTTCTTTGGATTTGCTCGCATTGGTTCTTTATCACTCAAGTGATACTTTGCAGGGTTGTCGGAGACACGTTTTGCTGCAGTCTTGTAATTTTTTGCTCTAGCGTATGGGTCGTTGCCTGCTTCCCAACCAACTTGACGTGCTTCATTAGAAACAGCACGGCGTTCGTCTTTTCCAGTACTTGACCAGTTATCTGCGGAACGCTTTGGTTCTGCACGTAAAGTTCCCGCTTTTGCCATAGCAGAAAGGTTTTTTTTCATTTCTGAACTTGCAGCATTTTTTGCCTTACGGCGGTCATTCCAATTCATGAGTTGTTCCTTTCAGCACGAATTTTTCTCATACGTTCCTGATAGCCTGCTTGACTATTCTCAATGTTACTCTCTGAGGAGTTCTTATAAATGCTAAGTCTGTCATCAATTGCTTGATGAGCCAGGGCTAAGTGCTTTGAAGAGTTTTCGGTGGGGTTCACCACTTGGTCTTTTGCCACTTTGAGGGACACATGAATGTCTGGAGCACCTATGGCTAGGGTTGCATGGACTTGGTTAAAGGACTCATGGTGCTCATGGAAGGCTGGGGTTCCGTGAGTTTCTTGCATGTTCTTTAGGTGCATTCTTGCTTGGTCTACAAGACCCTTTATAACAGGGTAAGAACCTGCTGCACCTTTTGCGGGTGTGCCAACACCACGAACTGCTGAAACTCTTTGGACTGAACCAACCGTTGGTTCTGGAACTCCCATTTTGTTTCTGTCAGCCGTAGGTAGTTCTGTTCTACGAGCAGCCTCCCTTTCTTGAGGAGAAGTGCCAACTAACTTTCCGTCTTCACCTCTTTTTACTGTAGGGACAGCAATTTTTCCTGACTTAAGTAGTGGCTTACCGCTTTTAGTTTTTGTCCGTGGTTTCTTGCTCATGCCATTCTATCCTTAAGACGTTTTGCAGAATGCTGGGAGAAACACTGTGGACACATACCTTTGCTATACATCATAGACACAGGGTCCATAATAACACCACACTGTGGGCAAGGAGCAGAGCCGTTATATTTTACGGTGTTATCCATAACTAATTTGGCTTGCATATCCAAAGTTAAACCGCCTGATTCTTCATCCATTAATTATTCCCCAAACTGTTTCTCATAGAACCTGTGTAACCTGCTACTCCTCCTGAGTACCAACCAACTCTTGGTTCAATGTAATTACGGTCGATAGTAACTATGTCATCGATGCCTAAAGTTTTTCTGTTGTAGCCGTATTTTTCTGGAAATAAACGAATTTGAGGAAGGTTAGGGCGAACCATTGCTTGAATGTCTGCACCTGGAACATTCATAACCATTAGTGCTTGAGAAGTTAAACGTTCTTCGTTAGAAGACCAAGGACCGCTATATTGCCAGCGTTTTGCAACTTGGTCAGGCATAAATGGAGGACGTTGAGTCCAAGGCTTTGTGTGGTCATAACGACCGTCTGTTCCACTACCTCTAGCCATTTGCCTGTCTTCCCTTTGGTTGAGTTCCCCATGTTACCGCTTGAACTTGATTAGCAATTGGTATACCTAATTCGTGAGCAGCGTTTCTATAGGCTTCAGAGAAGTGGCGATACCTAGGTCCTGCTAAGTGACCGCTTAAGGTTTTTGTCATAGAACCTTTTTCACCTACCGCAATATCATGAGCATGACGGTCAATAGTTACTGGCAAAGGGTCTTCAGGGTTTGCAATATTGTGATAAAAATTAAGTGTCTTTGCACCTGTTTTTTCATTAAACAGTGTGTCTGGGTCTTCGCCCTCTAAAATTCTTTTGGCTTTAACAACTGTTGAAGAGTAATACTGATGTGTTGTTTCCCCTGTGTTTACTAGTTCTCTAGCAGCACGGATATTACGGTTCCACTCCATGGCAGGGCTTAATGCTGACAAAATGCCAGCACCTTTTTTAACATCGCCTTTTCCTAATTCAAAGGCTATGTCATTGGCTCTTTTATACCAATCTACACCTTCAGCCCGTTGTTCTTTAGTGGCTGATTTGAAGCGAGAAGTAATGTTGTCAACATTCTTTTGCATCAACTGTTGCGACATGATGGGGCTAAAAACAACCCGCTTTGCTAATTCCTCTGCCATGTTATCTCCAAGAAGGACGCATGTTTAAAAGTTGAGATGCTCTCTTTGGATTTAATTGTCCAGGTTGGTCGGCACGTAAGTTTGCTTTTCCATCATTAACGAGATGCGGGGCAGGGGTCAGTTCAACCACTGGGCTATTGCGAGCCACCCGATACACAACTGTCCCGTTGGCATTATCCATTTTCGCATTCATTTGGCGTGATAATCCACGGGTCGGTTGCAACTCGGTAGGCCAGTAATAACCACTTGGCTCAATGCGTTCACCTTTGTGAACACCTCGTTGATACGCCTTCTTGTTAACGTTATTCTTGAGTGAATCAAGAAGTTTGTCATCTCGACGACGTGTAGTAAGTGTACCTAAATATCCGTCAGGATACTCAGCAGACGGAACTCGTCCTACACCTAATCTTTGAAAATCTAAATTATCTCTGACAGCAGGTCCACCCGAACCCCCTTGGTTGTTATATCCGTACAAACCACCTGCACCAAGTGCTTGCCAATCTTGATTTGGAGACATGCTGCTGCTAGGCATTATTCACCTCTCATACGATTTGTGCGGTTTTCATTTATTGTTCTTAAAACGCTTTCGTAATTAACTGGTTTACCATTTAAGGTTCCACCAACTTTTTTCCAGTCTTTGTTTGCGTATTGATTACGAGTAAAACTACCTTTACCGCCTGCCATATCTAACGCACCTGGGCGATAGCGTGGGTCTGAATCATTTTTTCCTAAGTCAGCAGTGTGGAATAAAACATCGCCACCTTCTTTAAGGTGATGTCCTCGACTGGACACTCGACTTCCAGGCAATGCGTAAGCAGCCTGTTGTTTTTCCTCTTCTCCCATTTTTTGAGATGCACTAGGAGTCGACACTTGTACTGATAAATCTTGAGTGTAATGTCCCTCTGGGTATTTCCAAGCACCGTGAACTGCTGCTGCATTACCCTCAACTGCAGGTTTATTCTTTTCTTTAAAAGAAGTTATGTCTTCTTCTTTTGCGGGTAGTGGTAGTGTTTTCTCAGCCCCAGAAAAAGCCGTCATAAACCCTTTACCTGAAACCTCTGTTCGGTCTTTAAAGTTCAAGGAGGCTCCACCCGTGTTGGGGTTGTTTAAGTGCTCCGCAAATTGACCATCACTAAGGGCTGAATTACTCATACCTATATGTTCTAAGATAAGATAGCGTTTGTCAGGATAAAGGGAGTACCAAATGGGCTTAAAACACCACGCTGTGGTCGCTATCGTAAGTGATGTCCTTTACCAAGCCACTTGTAACCCAACTAAATGTGGGTGGCACGGTTCAGTAACTTCAGATATTGATATGGCTAAATTTGAAATTGAAATGCACTACGTAGAGGTTTTAGAACTTAGAAATTCTTGACCTTGGTATAGAGCAGTTCCTTCAATAATGTTAACAGTCTCTACCGAAAATCTTCCCGAAGTTTCGTTATACCAAACTACAGCAAGACCCTGTTGCCAGTTCTCATAGTGTTTCCCTGGACGACCATCTCCACCAACTCCAGAGTTTGCTCCTGGAACAGCACCATCAACTCGACACAAACATCCAGGGCTGACGGAAACGCTTCTAATCGGACCATCTGCATCAAACGTTGTTCTGTACTGCATCTCAATGCGATGAATGTGACCAAAAATAGTTGATAGGTGTGGGGTATCGTTTGTGTAAGCAACTGCTGTGTTTCCATTACTTCGGACTTTATTTCCATGCATGGCACGCAAGTATTTACCTAACCAAACCATAGACTCTTGAGAAGGGTACTTATCGTAAAACTCAACGTTTAATTCTTTTAAGCATAAAAGGTTTTGAACACTTAATACAGGGTCTCCGTTAACATCCCCCGCTTTTTTTAGTCCATAAGAAGCCTGAGCATTTCTAGTTGCATAAAGGTTCAAACGATTATCGTGGTTTCCTTCAAGTAAAACAATACGGGCTTCTGGTGAAATAGCCCTTTGTTTTGCTAAAAATTCGTGACCATAGTTAATGGCTAGTTGTGTTGTTCCAGCAAAGGCTGCTTCCTGAATAAATTTTGAATGTTCTGGTAAATCTAAGAAATCTCCAAGATTAATTACTACATCAATGCCATATTTTTCTTGAACAAACGCCATGATTTGTAAAGCAACATCAATGGCTTGGTCATCATGAAAGGGGTCTAGCGTTCCATCTTCGTATTTACGGTAACCAATTTGAGGGTCAGGTAAAATAAAAGCACACTTTAAATCTGTTTCAGATTTCTTTTTAACCTGGGGTTTCCAAGGTAGTTTTACTTCTACTGGGGTTGCAGGACGAATTATTTCCCATTGCGGTCCTGCTTCCCAAGAAGGATGGAGAACAACCTTAACCGCTTCAAGGTCGTTGATGACTGGTTCGCCGTCTTCACCTTTAGTAACCGTTTGGTAAGTAGATACACTAACCCGAGAAATCTTCCCAACTTCCTCGCGGTTAATTCCGTTTTTCTGTAGGACTTCATTAATTTTTGACTCAACTACTAGTTGTTCAGCATCGGTAAGAACCTTATCTAAATCTTCTGGGTTTAACTTCGACATGCACAGCGTCCTGTTCTATGAGTCCTGATGGTGTCCCGACTAACATCACACACTCTCGAAAGTAATCGATGAAGTTCTGCATGAGTTATGTTTGATTCCATTATCTTATTAACGCGAGATATTTCATCGGCTGTTAACGTCTCTAACCACTTAGCAAATTTACATGTCCATGGGCGAACCGTGGGGGCTTCTGCTTTTGCTAACAGTTCGTCAAGAACTGAAAGAAGCGACTCGTCTGCCATAAGTAGTCCTTTGTTAAGAGTTTGTCTACGAATTAGTATACAAACTATTTAACGAAAACTACTGCGACACGACCTATCTTTTTTCAACGCTAGGTTGAGAAGCACTTCCATCATCCCACTTGTAATAAGACCCTTGTGTCTGCTTTGATAAAGGCTGTGGGGTTCCGTAAGGGTCGCTGTCATTTGTCCACGCAGTACGCTTACTTTGTGTGGTTGCGTTTACGCTGCCTAATCCTTTTGGAGCAGTGTAGCCAGAATACCTATATGGTTTTGGCATCTCTCCACCTTGTGCAGCAGATAGAGCATTCGAACTCATGTTACGCTCTTGAGTCGTGAATGGAATCTGTAAGTGATGCTCGAGTTCCCATTGTGCTTGAAACAATTCTACCATTTCTCATGGTTGATGCTGCTTCTGGAGAAGTAACAGAATATGAAGAAGTGATTCTGCATGCTGGTCCAAGTTTTTCAGCACCTGCTTGCATAGGAGCACGCTTTGCTTTTGGTCCCATAACTGTTGGGTCTGCTGCTTGTGTGTTCTTCTTAGGAATTAACTTTCCACGAACTGCACCCACAGACAGACGAGCACTTGACGCATTTAGCATGTCGCTAATTGCATCAGGAACTTCAACTGAAACTTTTTTATCAGCACCACCTAGTGTGCTGCTTGATGCACCTGCACGACGACGCATAGCCTGTCCCATCTGACGATAATCTGACATATAAACTCCTTTGCTTACCTTAATAATACCTTTTTTTACCTTGCTTCAATGCTAAAAACAATTGCAGAAATTTCTCCGTCACGGCTCTCAATGGTTGTAAACCCTGGTTTACAAGTCAAATCCAATCCTCGTGGAGCAACATAGCCTCGAGCAATCGCTAGGGCTTTAACCGCTTGATTAACGGCTCCTGCACCTACGGCTCGTAGTTTTACTTGCCCACCTGAATACAAAGCATGAGCAATCGCAGAAGCAACGCTTTGAGGGTTACTTCCAGCACTTACACGTAAAAACGCTTCTTCTGAAGCGGGGGTTGGTTCTTTAGTCACAATTAGTAGTCCTTTAAGTTCGATTTGTAGTGCCCTACCTACTCATAAAGGTAGAGAAGAAACCCTTAAAAGTCAGGCTAAACGTGGTTCATCTCTGTACTTTGGATTAGACATTTGTTCGATAATCTCGGTTTCTACCTTGTTTATCCCGTTTCCTGAGACTAGACGGGCTAAGGCGTAGGAGTCGGCAGCGTTGTCATCATTAAACTCAACACCCCAACGTTTGTACATCTGTAGGAGCATCTCTTGTTTTTTGGCGTTTCCTTTACCCGCAGCAAACTTCTTTAGGGTCATGGGAGAAACTTGTAAAGGAAATATCTTTTCTCTTTCGTATAAAGCAAGTTTAACAATCGCTGCTAACTCCCCTAACTTAAGAGCAGCAGGACTTTGTAGCACACTTCCTTCTATAGATACGTCTAGTAACTCTGCACCATGTTCTTGAATGTAATCTAAAGTATCTTCAAGCCACTCTTTAATATCTACTAATCTTTCAATACCAAAATAAGGAGATTTGTATACCCACGTAAAAAACTCTAAGGGGTTATCTTCGGATAGGGCTGTTAAAGCAAACCCCGTTAACGACTGGTCAATGCCAATGTAAACGTCAGTTTTTCTTGTTAACCCACCGTCAATCGTTTTTGTTGGCACGCAGTTCACGCTCATCTATGACCATCTGCAATGTGCCTAAATAACCAGCACCATCAACAATGTTGTCTCGACTATGCTGATGAACCTCTCGGCATATTTTTACCCACGTCATTGCTAAAGCAACTTGTTCTTCAGTTACTTCGCTATTAAAAATTACAGACCAACCCTTTGCAATACGAGCAAAATTATCTAATGGGTGGTCGTAGGCTTTATTACGGTCATTAGTAATTAAACGCTGTGCCTCGTATAAAACTGTTTCATCTACCATGAGGCTTTGTCCTGCCTGTTGGCTCTAAAGTCAGATGCTCTACGAGTTAGTTCTCTAGAAATTAAAGCAGAGTCTCTTTCTAAGTTAAAGAACATTACCTCAATCATTTTCCTATACGCATACAGTGTTTCTAATTCCTCAGATAATTTTATAATCTCAGGACTTCCTGCAACGTCAGCCTTCATAGCAGCGACAGGTGTTTTAGCGGTGGAACTTGACCGTAAAATCATACGTTTTGCAGTTTGTGTATCTAACAATTTTTCTGCAGCACGTTCATCAATTTGTGCTGCTGCTAATTGAGTTGCAACATAATTAGTCCAAGCAGTTAACTGACTAAATAATCTACTTAACTCTTCACTGTCTAAAATAGTTAAGTCTGGGTGGGGGACTGGGTAAGTAGATTGTGTTGGTGAAATAATAAACCCCTGGTCTAATAATTCTTCGACTGCTTGTTTTGCTGCTTGCCCTAGTTTAAGCGACATTTTCTCCTCCAAATTGTTGGCATGACTTACAACCAAACTTTCCACCAATATTACACTCTAAAGGTTCTTTAGCCTCAACCGCAGCACAGACTATTTTTGCTTTTTCAAATAGTTCCTCAACCATGCCAAAGTCGGCTTTTATAGTAAATTCCATATAATCTTGGTCAGCCTTTAACTCGTAAAGAAAAACAATCTCGTCTACTGGCTGTAGCATTCGTCGCATAAGTTCTAGGTAAATTTGACCTTGAAGTAAATGTGTATTAAACGGACGCTTAATTGACCGCCACGTTTTTTGTACATCTCCCTCGTTCTTGGCTAACAAGTCAGGGGCTTCAAAGCGTAGAGTTCCTGCACCAATTGATTTTATTTCAATTAAACAATCGTTGCCAATACCTTTTATCCAGCCATCTGTGTGACCTTGAATTCTTGTTTCAGGGTCAGCCAAAGTGACTTCACTGTAAGTTAAGAACAGACTTTTAGCACCACAGTTTAAACAAACAATTGGGGAGGTAGCAAACATCTCTTTGCTACAAACCATGCAGTGCCACTGTCCGTGCAATACACCCATTTCTCGAAACCATGTCTGCCATTTGTGATGAATAAAATGGCCTTCATCAAAGATGGATTGCAAACGTAGGTTTGGGGCTTCTTTTTTAACAGTCGCTCCAGTTAATGCAAAGTAAGAGGCTCGTAAACACCAATCTTTTTTTACCATCTCCGAAGGGTGTAAGACGGTAGTAGACCGTGGTTCGGGTGCTCTAGAAAGCAAGTGCCGTTCAACATCCCCTACAAGTCTAGGGTTAGTCTTCTTAGCCTCTAGAAACCTCTTTAACTCTGCGTTCATTTAATCCTCTAGTTCTTTAATGTATTGTTCTAACGACATAGTTTTTTTGTACTTCTTTTTCCATTTGCGAATTAGAGCATTTCTTTCTCGATGAGACAGGCCTCCCCAAATTCCATGTGGCTCATCCCTTTCTACAGCATCCCACAGACAATTTAAACGAACTGGACAGGGCTTGTTCCCTGTGGCTCCAAAACAAAACGTCTTTGCTCTATCTGCAATGATTGTGTACTTTTCTTTATCACGAGGTGGGTAAAAGGTGTCAGTATCTTCTCCGCGACACTTTGCTTTATACCGCCATGTGTAAGACGGTTCATCCATGCTTTACGATTCCTTTTCAACGGTCTCTCTCATTTCCAAGTAATCGTCTTCAAGAAGAACCACGTAGTTCTCCCCATCTAAATGTAAGCCGAGCACGGGTATTCGGCTATCTAGTATTGCCTCTCTCGTAATCTTCTTTAGAACTTCGGACTTGATAGTGACCTGTTTTTTACCAGTCCACTTATGCTCAATTAAAAGTTCTTTAGAACGAACGTCTCCCTTTCTTGACCAGAATGCCCCAGAAGCAGCAGTTCGTGTTCCACCAACTTTTTTGGCTAAACGCTTTTCGTGCTTTTGAGATTGTTTTTGTCCCTCAGACCTCATAATGATAATACCTTTTTAGACAGTTCTTCTTTTAGGTCGACTTCTTCTCTAATACTGGCGATTAAGGACTCGTTTCCTTGCCATTTTCTCTCACCGTAGTAGTACCAGCCACCTTTTCTTTCTACAATGTCGTGGACTACTGACATGGCTGCAATTTCTTTAGCGAAGTCATATTCGCCAGGAGTGCAGTCACCGCCAGGAGCAAAGTAAAAATCAAAGTAAGCAACTCGTTGAGGAGGTGCCGTTTTATTCTTTAGACTACGAACCTTGATAGTTTGCCCAATACGGATTTTATTTCCACTAGGGCCAATCTCAATCCATTCATCTCTTCTAACTTCACAGCGAGTAAAGAAAGCATAATTCTTACCTTCTCCACCAGGGGTAGTGCGTGGGTCACCATGCATTACGCCAATTTTCATACGGTATTGATTAATAATCAAACCTAATACGGCTCTTTCGTCTTCAACTAAACTTCTTTTCATGGCAGAACCAACAACTCTAAAAAACTTGTTTGTTAGCAAAGCACCTCTACCGACAGTCATTTCGTCCATGTTTTTTTCCATTTCAGGTAATGGAGATAGTGCTGGGAGGGAATCAATAACTATTGCATCTACTGATTTGGATTCAGCAAAATCAATTACTGCTTGATACGCCTCTTCCATAATGTTTGTCTCAATAACAATAACGCGACTTGCATCAACCCCGCACATTTCTGCGTATTCGGGAACCCATTGCTCTGCAGCAACCCACACAGTTGTGTAATCGGGATTTAGTCTTTGATTAGCAGCAATACATTTTAAAGCAACAGCAGTTTTACCGTGAGAAGACTCACCAATTAATTCGTTCCACTGGTTTCCTGGAAATCCTCCTCCAAGGACGTAATCCAATGTAGTAGAACCACTGGTAATGCGAGGAATAAGGTCAGCCCTAATGTCAGAAGCACAAACCACGACGTTGTTGCCAAATTTCTTGTTGAGTTGTGCAACGATTTTCTTTGCTTCATCGTTCATTAATCCACTCTTCCTATAATCCCTTGGGGATTCCAATTGTTACCGAGTTCATTACCTGCTGCCATTTTTGTTGTTCCCTCTACTTGTGCTCCAGTTAAAGAGCCGTAACGACTTCCTGATTGAGAAATCGGATAACCACAATCGTAGCAACGGGGTGCGACATTTGCGTTGACCGCTAAGTAATTGTTTGACCCGCATTCAGGACATTGCTGTGTTTGATTCACGCTTTGTGCTTTAGAAGGAGCAGGGGGTTGAACTACAGGGGCAACATAGCGTGTCATAGGTTGTTGCGAAGGAGGCATCGGTGGTGTTGGGTCAGGTCTTCCAACAGCAGGTGCTTGTCCTTGTAGTTTTTTTGCCCACCAGTCTGAACTCATTTTGGTCTCCTTGGTCCAACTGAAATTAATTGTAAATCTACTAATTGAGCCAGTGAACCACAGATAGCAGAAAAAGCAACTTCTTTATGAATTTCCTCTAACTTATCCCAAAATTCTTCAGGCATTTGCATTTCAATATTTTTAGTTCTTTGCAGTTCTGTTGTTCCCTTTGAGAGGGTAGTTGCATGAGCAATAAGCAAAGGGAATAAGTGAATGATTTTTGAAACTCGAAGTTTGCTTTCTAGTTCTTCCATATCTGCAACTTCTTTACTGGTGAAAGACGTTCCAGCCATAACACTCATACCCCAAGGGTCTTCCATGCCAGAGTCTAAAAATAAAGCACGGATTCTAAACATTATCTCTGCGTGTAAAGCGTCAATATCAAAAGAAGCCTGCTTCTTCTTCTTAAAGAACTTCATTTTGCTTGACCCCACTTTTCCACAATTTTCATATCCGCAATAAGCGGAACCACCATATCAGGCAATCTTACTCCCTCCATGGACTCTTTTATGGCTTCGCCAACTTGTTCGGCTAATGCGTCGGGAGTAACTGTTACTAGTTCATCATGAACTGTCAATATAACGTTAACCGTAGGCTCATTTATAAAACATGAGTGTGCTCTAACCATGGCTAGTTTAATTAAGTCTGCAGCCGAACCTTGAATAACCGTGTTAAACGCTTGACGTTCGGCACGTGATTTTTGCCCAAGGTCTTTACTTAGAATCTCTGGAATATAGCGTCGTCTTCCTAACACAGTAGACACATAAGGTATAGGTCGTTGTTGTGATGCAAGGCGAATTAATTGATGCCTATAACGGTTAATATCTCTAAACCTATCATTAAACAAGTCCATGAGTTGGTGTGCTTCTTTTACAGTACAACTAAGTTGGTCTGCAATTTTTTCTGGACCAATTCCGTAAGCAATTGCTAAAACTAAAACCTTCCCTGCTTTTCTATTTACACCCATTCGTTCTCCAATGGTTGTGTAAATGTCTCCTCCGTCTAAGTAGTTTTTTACGAACTCAGGGTCTTTAGAAAAAGAAGCGATAATTCTTGGTTCAATTTGTGAGTAGTCAGCAACTACTAACTTATGTCCTGGAGGAGCAATAAATAGATTTCTAATTAACTTACCGTAGGCTCCATCGGTTGGAATGTTTTGTAAATTTGGTTCACTACTGGAAAAACGACCAGTCTCGGCTCCATGAGATTTAAAGTTTGTATGAACTTTTCCATTGACTAGCAAACTGTGCTTTTCAGAAGTTTTAGACTTACCAGCCGTGGTTCTCGTAATTTCACCCCCTGTATAGGGAGTTACGTAAGTTGTCATTATCTTATTTAAATCTTGATATTTTAAAATCTCTGCAACTAAAGGGTCTTTTTCTCTGTAATACTCGAGTGCTTCTGCACTAGTTGAGTAATGACGAGTTGTTAACTCTTCACCCTTCTTTGAAGCCTCTAGTCCTTTAGGAGTTAGAGCAATCTTAATCTTAGTATTTGGTCTAATTCCTCGTCCGCCTTCGGATTTAGGTGTAAATAACAAGGCTTGTTTTTCAGGAATTGAGTTCAATGCAAACTCTTTTCCCGCTAATCGGTAAGCGTTACCAGTAACTTCAATTAAGTCTTTTTCTAACCTTTTTGCTAAAAGACTTAACTCATTTTCGTCCATGTGTGCTCCAGTTAGTTCCATGTCTGCAAGAACTAGAAGCAAGTCCATCTCTAAACGCCATACTGTAAGTAAGTTGTAATCTTTTAGTCTAGGTTCATACGCTTTGTATAATTTCCAAGTTGTTTCTGCATCAATTCCAGCGTAGTTAGCAACATCGCTAAAAGAATGACGCTCAACTGCTTTTCCAATTCCTTTAGTGACCTCTATGCCAAGTTCACGAGCAGCACAAGCATCTAAAGATAAGCCGTTTTTTGTTCTGTTATCGATAATAAAAGCAGCCATCAAAGTGTCAAAGTAAGGTTTGGAACAAACAACTCCACGGTAATATTTGGCTATAGCCTTTAAATCAAATTTTAAGTTATGGCCAATTTTTAGTTTATCGCTAAACATTAAAGGTTTTAAGGCTGCAAAAACTTCTCCTGGTAATAGTTGTTCTGGTGGAACATCAAATACTGGGGTCCAACTTGTTTCACGTCTTGAAAAATCTTGTTCACGGATTTCTAAGCCCTCATCTGCTCTAGCCTGTGCAGAACTTAATAAAGGTTTATTCCAGTGCAAAAACTCTCCATTTGGGTGTCCCATTGGAATAACATCAACACGTCCTTCTGTAGCAAAAGAAATCCAAGTGATTTCATTTAGCATGGGATGAAGGCGAGAAAAGTCATCAGGTCCAACTGTTTCTACGTCAAAAGCAAAAGCAGGTTGGTCTAAGTAGTAATCGACCATTTCCTGTAAAGCAATAGCCGTTGTAATGATATTCATAATGCCCCTTGTTATAGAAGTGGGGAGTCTGTGTGACGGCACAGACTCCCCTTATTCAGTAAGTTATGCGCCTGCTACTTCACGGGCAATTTTTAACATCTCTTCTCGAGGTGTCTCCTTGATAACGTCAGGTGTAAAACAAACAGCATCTTTTAAAATGGCGTTAACTGATTCGAGGCTGAGATTCCATTCCTCTTCCAAGTCACGACCACGTACATAATTTAAAGTGTATTGAGTAGTTGGACCATTTCCCATTCGAGAAACTTCCCAAAACTCTTTACTTAGAGGTCCCTTTCTCTCATCTTCGTGTGCACGACGAATTTGACGTGCAAATGAAGGAGGAGCGGTAAGGATTTGAACGGTGTGTGTGTCACCACTCAATGCAATAACGTTAAACGCAAAACGTGCTCTTGGTTTGCTTCCAAGTAAATCTGTAAAGGGGTCATCGGTTTCTAAAGCAACAAATGACTTTTTCCCAGTTCGTTCAATCCAGTGCTGTTCATACACACGGAATGGACCGTCTTCTAGGAATTTAATAAGTTGAGGTTCTTCACTGAATTTAAAATCAGTTGGGAACTCTGTTGTGTCTTGACGTAATAGGGCATCGGCTGAATCCCAACCAGATTGAACGGTTGTTCCGACTTTTGGTGTTGCATCTTCGTTATCTACATCTAAATACGATGCAGCATTTACTGTTGGATTGGTTATTGACATGTTCTTCTTTCGGTTATGAGGCTTACGCTCTCGGTTGGATTTGAGGTCTACTGACTCTCGTTAGCAACATGTTCTTTCCACCGCGAAGTTATCGCAATAGTTAAATCATGGTGCTTAGACCATTCTACACGAGAAACTCCTAAAAGCCCTCTTTTGGAGAACTCTTCAATAGTTATTTCTATGAGTCTTCTTGTGTAGACCCTATTGCCTGCAACTTTTACTCCGTTAAGAGTTTTGGACCGCAAACGATAAGGTGCTCTCGGTAGATACCCTCGTTTTTCCCACGACCTGATACTAATGATGCTCTTTTCTAATGCTTGAGCCATAGCACCAATCGTGAAAACCTCTGTTTCTTTTCCATTCAGTTGTTTCTTTATGGCTAAAGAATCCCAAGGAGATTCTTCTTTAGCCTTTCGTTTTTTAGAAACTTCTGGATTTATAGCCCGTCTTTGTTGTTTAGAACCAGGCTTGTATTTCAAATCCGCAAATGCTTTTTCAATCTCATCATCGCTACGCAATCCAGCCATGATTACTTCTTACTTAACTTTAGTGCCCAAACAACTTTAGGAGGGAAGATTGCATCTACCTCTTCTGCAGTCAATACGCCCTCGTACAAGGCTGCCCATAGTGCATCTTCGTCAACTACTTGGACTGTTTTATACAGTCTGTCTGCAAGTCCTTTTTCTTCAATGATTCTGTCAGCAACTAAGTCGTCAATTTTTGTACGAGAAACTCTTTTTTCTTTCTGAACAGAGTTGACTCCTTCAATAGGCTCAGTAAATTCATACCACCAATGCCCCTTACCGTCTTCAAAACCATTTTCTTCAATATACGCAAATAGTTTTTCCTTCAGAGTTTTTTGGCGTTTTTCAGCATCATCAACAACGCCTTTTAGATAGGCATACTCTTTTACCTGTCCTTCAAGGCTATCGTCTCCAAGAAAGTCTCTTGGTTCATCTATCGCTTTTGCCATTATGTTCTCCTTAAATAGTTGCGTTTAATAAAAAGTTCAAAAGACTGCCGACTGTTAAGTCAACGCCTCCTTTAATGTTAATCCCTGTCCCATCAACAACAGCATCTGCTACTAAATTTTTTTGGTTTAGCATTTCAAACTGGCGTTCTTCAATCGAGTTTAACACTAAGAAGTCTTGAATAATAACGGAAGGCCATTTACTTGACGCACGTCGTATTCGAGAGTTACGTTGAACCGCTTTACCTGCTGACCAAGGTAAATCATAATTTACCAGTAAATTTGCTTGAGGCAAGTCAACGCCGTAACCTCCAGCATCACTAGAGATTAAAACCCTAACTTCTTTTGAGTTTTGGAAATCTAGTTTTGAATCTTCTTTTTCTTTAGCATTCAGTTGTCCTGAGTAAATACGGCTTTTTATCTTCTTTTCTGCCAAAGCGTTTTGGAGCAACGTCAACATTCCAATGTAACTTGTAAAAATTACAACCTTAGAAAGTTCGTCTGTTTCTAAGTGGTCAACTACGTAACTCACTACGGCATCTAACTTAGACGCACCTAAGTCTAAGTTTTCTAGATAACCCTCATCGTCAAGGTAAGAAGCATACGAACTACCTCCTAAGCCTTGGTTTAATTTGTATTTTGTCGCACTATCAACAAGTAACGAAGGACTGTCACACACCATACGCAACGCAGTAATTTTAGACATGATAGCCCCACGCATTGCGTCTACAGGTCCGCCAAAGGCTTGTCCTTGCCCATAAATTGCGTCTAAAGAAAAACCCCCTCCAAAAAGAGATTGGGCTTCTTCTAAGTCAGTTGTTAAATCTAACTTAATTTTGTCATACAGAGTTCGAGCAGGTTTGTTTAGGCGAACCTTGATAGGGCTTAAATGAATAGTGGCGGGTAGGTAGGGGGCAACATCAGGGTCTGACTGAGCCTTCCTAACCGACGCTTCTTTAATCTTCTCGTGTAGTAACGGAAGATTGCGGTATCTCTGTACCCCGCCAAAATGATTTCTTACAATGAAGGTTTTATCAAATAAATCAAAACGACCTAACATCGATGGTTCAACAAACTGCATAATGCTATACAACTCTTCTGGCTTTCCATTTTCAATAGGTGTGCCAGTTAATGCATACTTAACGGGAATTTTTGTTGCGAGTTCTTTAACCTTCTTACTTCTTTTAGAACGGAAACCTTTTATAGCAGTAGCCTCATCACACACAATAGCGTCAAATAGCAAACCTTTTAGGAACTCCCAGTCATTAACAATAGACTCGTAGTTAGTCACTATGTAGTCCGTGTATGTGCCATCTACGTATTGCCTAGTTCGTACTGCTTTTGACCCGTCTACGACGGTAACTGTGGCGTTTGAAAACTTTGTTATCTCTGCTTCCCATTGATACTTTAAACTTGCTAACACAATAACTAATGTGGGTTGGGTAATTTCTTTTCTTTCCCGCAACTCTTCAAGTGCTGCAATCGTCATGCAAGTTTTTCCTAAACCCATCTCATAGGCAACCAGCATTTTCTTTTGCTTTGCCATACGTTCAACGGCTTCAACTTGATACGGTTTTAAAGTGCCTGTAAACATTAGAGATACGCCTTCTCCCCATAAATCATGTCAATAGCATTCTCTATGCCCCAAAGAATTTGTTCGTTAGCCATATCGCCAACATCCTTTAAACCTGTTGAAGCGTAGTTAAAGAACTTAGCAGTAATGCCTAACTTCTTAGCCCCTTGTAAAAATGCTTCGCAACCTTTTTTTCCAGCAGGGTCGACTTTTGGATTGTCTAACGCAACAATGACCACATCGGAATACCGTAGGAGTTTAAGTTGAGACTCACTTACCTGTGCTCCAAAGGCAGCCACTCCCCCTACTACTCCTGCAGAAGCAATTCGTACAGCATCAAGAGGTGACTCAACTAAAATTGATTGCTCTGGAGTTACTTCGTGTGCACCAAATAATGTGCGAGATTTTGTAACACCTAGAGGTCTATTTCTAAACAAACGTTGCTTCGAATGCTTTTCTTGCCAACCCCATAAAGTGTGGTCATGTGGGTTTCTAATTGGAAGTATCCACGTATCTTCTTTTGCCCACAGCACCTCATACTTACGACATGCTTCGGCTGTTAAGCCTCTAGATTCTAAAGCCCATGCTGGAGGCTCTGTAAATAAAGCCAATCGTGAATCGTCCATAGGTAATTCTTGTTTTGGTGCTACATACTGCGGTGCTTCTTTTAGACGAGCAGCCAATTCTTGTGGAGTAATGTTTTCAATCTGTGCAATCCATTTACTAACTGCGCTGTAATCAATGTCCTCTGAAATGTAGAAGCCTTGGACTTCCCCAACTAAAGAGAATAAGTTTCCTTTGAATCCACAAGAAAAACACATGTGAGCACCTGTTCGTTGGTTGATGTACCAAGAAGGGTTAACATCTTTTTGTCCAGTCCGAGTTTCATGACCAGGACAATGAGCAAGCATTTCATCGCCACGTTCTCTTATGATAAATACACCTAATTTATCCAAAACTTTAACAACATCTACAACCGTCATATTACTAAGCCTCTCTTACAAACAGCACAAGTTGAGTTTTTTGATTCTTCGTGGAAACACCCTGTCTCCCACTTCCATGTCAAACTTGTTTCACTAGGACCACAGTTACGGCTTGCAACAATCTTTAAAGTTCTTAAATCGTCGTAATCTGGAACGGGTTCTAAACCAAGGATGACATCTGAGTCTTGGAAGAATGATGAGGAGTAACCAATAGAGTCTGCAGTTACCTTCCCGCCCTTCATCTTCCATAACAAAGTCTGAGTAGTTACAACTACTGGAATGTCGTGACGTTGAGCAAGACGTTTCAATGCTCGCGTTACGTTTGTAATAGATTGTGGCGTATTCATCTCACCAGTCATTTCATCCATCATGAGATAAACACCATCAACAAACACAATGTCTGGCTGTAACTTTGAAATCTTGGCAGATAAAGAGGCAACTGTTAACCCATTTACAGCGTCAACAAGATGGAACGATTCTTTCATTCCGTCCATGCCTTTTAACATATCAATATAACGAGTCTCTTCATCTTGAAAGAGTTTTCCGCGACGAAGACGACCATGAGAAACTTGAGCACGAATTGAGTCATGCCGTTGTTGTTGTTCTCTGTTAGTCATTTCAAAAGACTGGAACATTGGCACTTTGCCGTCACGATGCACGTGTATCGCTATTGCTAGTGCTATTTGTGACTTACCTGTTTTAGGAGGAGCAATAACTGTCACTAACTGCCCACCCTGTAATCCAGCAGTTGCCTCGTCAATTTTGTCGAAGCCTGTTGGAATTCCCAGCATTGTTTGGTTTGCTAATGCTTGATACTCAGCAAATCTTGCTTCCGCATCTTTTGTTAAATCAAGTTCGTTAGTTCCCTGAACACCCTGTGAGTTAACACGAGTAATGGCTGCTTCCATAGCAACCAAAGCACCTTCGTGGTCATTCTCTGTTAATTTTTGAACAGAGTTTTCTAAACCCTGTCTTACAAGAAGTTTTCTTCTAAACGTTACGGCTTGGTCAACTAAAAACTCAAGTGAATCTTGAACATCTAAAATTTTGTATGTTGGATAATGGTCTTTAACAGTTACAGCAGTTGGAACTTCTGAATACTCTGCATAGTGCTTTACAACAAATTTCCATACGCGAGAATTGTCGTCATCTAAAAACCAATCAAATGTAACTCCGCGTTGTAATACTGGGAGAATGTCGCGGTCACGAATTACTTTACTTACTAGTCTGTGTTCATTATCTGCTGCCACGAATTTATTCTCCTCTCATAAACGATTTAATTCAATACCCCAAGAACCATATCTTCCCAATCTAGGGGGAATGTCTATCACACCTTTTAGATTTACGCGATAGGGCAAGTCATCTACTAACTCCTGTGTCGTCATGTAAATCTGTGCAAAATTAAACGGGTTACCTCCTCTCCTGTCAAGAATTTCCATAATGTGGTCTAAGTCAGATTTATCTAAACCACTTTCCTCAATACCTGCAAGTTCTACGGACAAACCGTATTTGTTAGTTAAAATCCATAACTGTGCAACTGCTTCTTTATTTATGTTACTAATGCGAAGATATGTAGAAGATTTAAAAAGTTTCTTTTCTTTTACTTCTTCAGTTTGGGCAACAACTTCTGCAAGAACAATTAAACGCGAAGGTGTTTCATTAGAGATGTCGCCATTTCTCACAACACTTCTACTCTCGCGTATTTTAAAATAAAATTTCTAAACGCGTCTGCAGAATCGTTGGCTTTAGCAGCCTCATCTTCTGGCACGTCTTCAGGAACTAAAATAGCGTACTGCCCAGAGTTTTCTAGCATGCGCTGTTGAATAAATTCGGTGTGTTTACATTTGCTTCTAACTCGGTAAGAAGGGCAGTTACATTTCGCATTCGTATCACCAGGGCGTAGTTGTACCTCGTACACCCCCGTAGTCGAGAGAAATAACTGGACCGTTCTCCACGTCTCCAAATTTGAGCCTTTCTTCATGCTCGTGCCTTCCGTAAGTCTTTGTTAACTAGGCGAACTCTTTGGAATGCCTCATTAGCAAAACTCGCCATCGCGTTGCTGTATTTGGCTCCCCAATTTTCCAGCATCTCGTTGGTAGTTACTATTGTAGGCAATGCTCTGTCGTATCGACTGCGTAAAATCTCGTCAAAAGAAGTGTTGTCGTAGTTAGAGCCGTATTCCTTACCTAAGTCGTCAAGTATCAACAACCTAACGTTTAACCAATCTTCTTTTGCACGTCCGTGAAACCCCTCCATTTCACGGTTCATCTCACGCTTTTCATCAGCATCTGCGTCAAACATAGCCTTTTTGCGAGACAGAAACTCAGGATAGGTTAAGTAATAAATAGGGCGAGATAACATTCCGTAATCTGAGCCTGACTTGTATTCAAGAACTTTTTTAGCAGTGTCTTCATCGTCAGGTAAATTCTTAACAAACTCCATGGCTGCTACAACTGCGTGAGTTGTTTTGCCAAGTCCTGGTCCTCCATCAAAAAGTAACCCAACGCCTGTTAAACCAAGACCACCAACCTGCTTAATAACGTTGCCCGTTACTATCTCGTCCAGCCAATCAACGACTGTTTCTGGAAACTCAGACAACATGTCAGAAGGTTCTAACCCAAGAAAACGTCGGGGGATATTTGAATTACGGAGTATCCAATGTCGTTTGAAAGGAGATAACGATTCAATCTGATAAGTCAACTGATACTCCTCTGTCGTCGGTGTATTTGCCTTTACCGTTTGTAGTCATACCTGTTTCTTGGATTGTTAAAACAAAATACAACTCTCCTGGAAACAAGATGCCGACAATAACATCTAAAATTTTAGACTTCCACTTGGGCATAGTGACAATAGCAAAAACGGGTAAATCTTTTTTCTTTTTAGCCATCGTTTTCTACCCAGGCATGTATGAGCATTCCAATAGGAATACCAATTAAGATTCCGATGATGAGTGCAAGATTCATGTTAATTCCTTTTCCTGAATTCTTTTAACTGCTTCTGCAAATTTAGGGTGCTGCACTTGATACTTTCCATTTGGGTCATGGACATGACACAGACCGCCTCGAGATTCTTCCCCAACTACTTTGCAAGGTTTACCTGTAGCGGTTTTAGCAACACACTGCATTACTGACCTCCCCATCCTCCGCCTTTGAATTGAACTGCAGGTGGTGTAAATACTTTGCTCATCGCATTGCCACAACGGTCACAGTTAGGTCGCTCAGTAGATTCAAAAGTCAAGTGCATTTCTACAAGACTGCCTTCGCAGGTATCGCATTTAAAATCATACTTAGGCATTTAACTTTTTCTCATACCTTTCTAGCGCAGACCGACCTGCAATCGTGTTGTCGAATGTTCTTCCGTCAGAAGCATAGACGACATCGGTATTAATCTCTTCTGACACGCCCTCGACATTCGGCAGGACTATCCCAAGATTGTTGTGCGCCTTGACCAGGTGGGTCCTAAACATCTGGAGAAACTTCTTATAGAGATAAGGAGCCTCGTTGCCGATACCTATAAAGTTCTTTTGGTCAGCCATAAACATCTTTAACAACTCTAGTTCGACCAGGGCTGTCGTCTGATACTGGCTGCGTTGCTTGGCGAGTGCTCCTGCAAGGTGACCGACGTTGACAGTTCCTGGAAGCCAGGGAAACTTCTTGCCAACAAGGTAAGAAAACTCTGCTGCTACATCGCGACTTGTCCATTCTGCCTCTGGTCGCAGTCCTCGTGTCTTAGTGTCTTTCTTGCTCGGCGGTGTCCTCGGTGTCTCTGACTCCAACTTTCCAATACCACCAATGGAATCATCCTTGGCTTGTTCTTCACGCCAACTTTTATTCATTGATTCCTCACTTACTTTTTGTATTTTTATATTTTCATAACTAGTTTGACTAATATGACTATTAGGTACTAATAGTCTATTAACTAGGTAGTCATAGTTACTATCTGCTCTATCTGTAGATGCCCTCTCTGCAGGGCATACTGATGCCTCCCACAGAGGGCATAACAACTGGTATGTGTTCCCAGAATAGAACCCTCGCCCACGCTTTTTGCGTTGTGTTTCAAGTAGCCCCTTGTCCTCTAAGGCTCGTATAGCCTCTCTGACGGTGTTCCTAGATTTAGCCTGCGTCGAGCAGCCGAGAGTATCCATTGACTGCTCTACCACCCCGTCAGAGGTCGCTAAGGACCACAGTGTAACGAAGAGACGAAATTGAAAATGGCTTAAATTCGCGTCGAGCAGCCGAGATGAAAGGCTCACTCAGAGCGACGGTATTTGTGCTTACCATCGCCGTTAATTTGGTCCATCACCATCTTGTAAATCAATGCTGACAAGGATTCAGTAAAGTCTGCAAGCACTTCATCTAGGTGTTCTTCCAAAGCCTCTGTCTGTGTATCAACGATATTTAAGCCATTTGAAATGTCCCATATATCTAAGCCTTTGTCATGTGCCCATTCAATAGCCTCAAAGCACTCATCTGATTCATCCCATGCAACTGCCAAAATATCATCCGCAACAAAAACTTCCATCAACGTATCTAAATCTCCTCCCGTGCTAACAGGAATGCCTTTTTCAGAAGCAGTGAGGATGATTTGGTCTTGTGTTTCATTTGGTTCACTAGAGGGAAGAACAATCTCTGCAATGACTCTTTTATCCAACAACTGTCGCAAACCAACTGTTACATCTATGTCATCAGCACTACCAACAATTAATAATCGCGTCATTTTATACTCCTAGTATCGTCGAATTGGTTGAACACTTACTTCTTCTTTAGTAATAAACATTGTAATTGCTAAGGCTAAGAAAGAACTAGCGGGAGCAAACAGTGCTGTTTCTATCCATGGGTAACCAAACAACCAACAAAACAAAACAGCAAATGGCAAGGCAACAAACCCACGTAGTTTTTTTAAATCGTAGAAGGCTTGAATTGCTTCAGTAAAATATGCAACAGCAAAAGAGATTACAAGTAGTTCTATAAGTAGGTCCATAGGTGTATCTTAGACCTAAATTTCTATGGAGCGTAACTTCCTTCGACACCAGCGTAACTTCTGATACGGTAAGGAATATGCCGTGGAATCCAATCTGGAAGGCTTATAAGAAGTCTAGGGATTTTAATGTTTTTGTCTGTATAGTAGAATGACCTTGAAGCATGGGCAGTTCCTGACCATACAACACCGTAATCGGACGGCATAGAACCGTCAAAATATTCTGATGGTTGGTAACCACGTTCTACCTGAGCGTTGTCTAATGTAACTGTTTGCCCTGTCAATGTTCCTGAAACACTTGCAGTCATTGTAATAGTATTTTGGGGTGAAAAGTCAATTGGAATATACACAGTAGTGTAAAACCTTTGCCAATCAGTGGTTAAGTTACAAGTTTGAACAGCACTTTCCGCATCTGTCCCTGTTTCATCAGTAACACCTAAAGTTATGTTTACAGTGCAAGGGGCACTTGCCTTTAGGTAAATAGAAAACACATAGTTATTGTCATCAAAAATTGTGTAAGTTGAAGAGGTTGCACAGGTAGTTGTTACAGAAAGTGCGTTTGTTCCACTAAGTCGAAGAGACTGTGCTCCTGGAACACCCGTTGGAACATCTGCAACCAGGGTTTTTGAAGAGTTAGTAGTCCATAAATTGCCGTTTGTTTCAAAAGACGGGTTACTAATTAAATTTACTTTCCTTGGCTCTAAAAATACATCAATACTACGTGGTTCGTCGTAATTAGTTATGTCTATGGTTTTTCCTAATTGAACCATATCAATATAGTAAGTTCCTGTAGTGGTTAAGTAAATCCTAATTCCAGCATAAGCAGCACCTGCTGGTGAAGTTGCAGCCAAAGTTGTTCTTTGAACTTGACCAATTGTTCCGAGTTCTGTGCCCATAACTCTAGAGCCAATTATTTTACCTAGTTCGTCATACCAGTATAAAGCAGGTGTTAAAGTTCCGTTGGCAACAGTTTTTGCATAAAAAGATAGCGTATAAGCAGTTTGAGGTGTAACTGGAATTCCTTTAGTAATAGGAGCATCTCGACCTAGAGAGATAGCAGTTCCCCCAGCAGCAGTTCCTGTTGCAGCAGTTGGAATCATTGGAGCGTTGACACTTGCATAAGTAAAAGTTGTTGGTGTTGGAACTGTTGTAACAGTAAAGGTTCCGTTGTAGTTAGCATCTACACCTGCAACAGTAACGGTATCACCAACTTCTAAACCGTGGGCTACGTTAGTTGTTAACTGAGCCACGTCATTCAACCTTTGTTTAAAGGTAACTGTTGGCAAAATGGTTACTACTTTTCCAGACCAAACTGTGTCAATAGCGTTGGTTCCCGTTGCTAAAGTCTGTGTGTTATCCGCAGTTAAAGTTCCTGCCGTTGCAATCCAACGACCAAAACCATTTTTAAAAGTGGCATCTTGCATATCTAAAAGTAGGTTAGGAGATTTTACTAAAACAGGTGCATAGCCACTTAAAGACTCTATGTAGTTATTGATGCCTAGTTCAGTTCCTTTTAATGCAAAAAGTCTAGCCGATTCACGAACTAACTTTTTTTGGTTTTTAAAGGCTAATCCTCGTTCTAAATAAAGACCATAACTTAAAAACTTATACCCTAAAAATTGAGGGGGAAGTTTAGACTCTCCAAAAGAAGGTTTAATTAAGTCGGCATAAGTTAATATCTGGTCGTAAGTAAACCCAAAAGAATCTAAGAAATTATACAGAAAAGTATCTTTTTCCATTGGTCCTGTAGGACTTCCGTCTTTAGTAGTAAAGATTCTAGGAAGCATGTTGTACAAAGTGTCTGTGCTGCTTAACTTTTTAGGTATCAGGACGTAGGTAGAACCCGCAGCAACCCAAACCTTGGTTGAAGTGTAAAGAAATACGGTATAGTAAATAAATTGACCAGGAATAAGGCCTTTGTAATAAGTTTCGCTAACGTTATCTTCACCATCAATAATTGAGTTTCTAGATACTTGACCACTGATATTTGTGGCAGAAACTTGTTGCCAAACGATTGTTCCATCTTCAGCACTTTCAGGAAAGTTAGTATTATTTCTAACAAGCCTAAATTGAGAAAAATCTCCTTGAGGTAATTGCCAAAATAACTGTACTTTGTCGTAAGTTAATGCAGAAGCAAGGAAGGGGGTAACATTGTAAACAAGACGCGGAGAGTTACCATAATACGCTCCACGATAAATGGAACCAGCATATTTTGCCACTGGTTCACCTCCTAGACCATCTGGATAGCGAGATAATCAACAAATAGTGTTATAGGACTTTGTGAATCTGTAATGGCAACGTTCATAACTACTTCGTAACCAAACTGAGTTGAACTAACTGCCTTTGCTGTTGCATAACCGTTTTTAACAGTTGTTCCGTATCGAACTTGTAGAAATACGAGAGGTGTTGAAGTAAATCGCCCTACTCCAAAAGTTCTAGTTCCAATAATTAATTGGTCACCAGTAGTTGTTGTAGTGAGGTTGACTGTCCCTGTTTCAATAGCGTAAGGAACTTGTCCTTCTCGAGTAATTCTTCCAGAAAAAGTTTGAGCACCTGAAAAGGTATTGTCAGCAACTTTTGAGGCATAGGAAGTTAAATCGGGTAGGGCAATAGCAAGGGAGTCCCAAGCGTTCCCATTCCAAACGTATACTTCTCTATATGTAGGCATTTTTACTCAGGGTTACTAAACTTCGTGCCGTCGTACTTCATACCAGCAACAACACCGTCTTTTTCTCTATCAAATTCAACTACTTTTGGTTGACTTAGAAAAATAGCAGCAAGTTTGTCATCGGTCTGAAGTATTTCTGCTACTTCTCCATCAAGGACAAACGCTAAAAATCTTTGGTTCTCCGCCATTTTATTCTCCTTCTGTGTTTGTAGGTTCTATAGTAACAGCACCCCATAGTCCAATGGGGCATGAAGCATGGGCTAATTTAGTTTTTTCTGTCATAAAACAGCCACATTTAGTACATGTTTTAGTGGCTTTAATTAAATGTTTGCATCCTAGACAATGGTTAAGTCGGTAATCCCGAGTTTCATCGTCGACTCGCTTTACATTAGGATTTAGTAAATCCCATGGACGAACAGCATCACCTGGGTTTTTTTCTTTCCATAACTGCCACGGACTTTTTTCACTCATATTATGCTCCTGGTTGCTTTACTTGTATTGAACCAATTGTATTACCTTCTTGGTAATTTGAAGGATAGCCAAATATACCGAAGTTACTTCCTGCTGGGGAGGTAAACGACGAGTAACTCAACACCTTAATCTGGTCGTTATAGGCGTTATCTCTATACACGTTTACTGCTAAGTTAGGACCGACTCCAAGCACACCAAGAGCCTTGAAGTTTTCCCCAATATCAAATTGTTGTTCTACGGTTATAACGCCATTTACAGACTTAATTAGGTAAAGTTTATAGAAGTAATTGTATCCAGTCGCCGTTTGTTCTGCAACTGGGCATACTTGACGTGAACCTAGTTGTGCACAGTCTGGGTAACCGCAGACAACGTTTTGAGTTGTAGTTCCACCAGGACAAGTTGAAAAAGATGTACAAACGTCTGCACCATAGGAGGTACACGCTCCTTGCTGACTAGAGTACCCAGCACACGTTTCTCGATAACTACCTGCTGATGTTGTGCAAGATTGCGTTATAACAATTGTTGTACTGCATACCGTATCTCTATCACAACAGAAAGAGGAAGAGGTACAGGTTGGTTCACTGGTGTAACACTGTCTTCCCCATTTAGGGTAGTTGGTACAGGTTGTTTTTCCTGGTGTACAAGTTGTTTTAGTACAGTTTTTAATGCATACGTTTTGGCAAGTTGTTTGTGGCGTAGAGACGGGAGTACAGGTTGTTGTTCCTGGATAGTAAGCATACGTACAATCAATACCAACTAATTGGTCTGGCTCACGCACTAAACAAGGACCTTGGGAACAATTTTGCCCTGTTTGATACCCACCAGGACAAATTGTTTGCTGGCAAATATTATCTACAATGCAGTAGCCTTGATTAACGAGTGCTTGTGGGCAAAAAGAATATGTGTAAGCAACTTGGTTATTCCAACCAACTAAGCCCCACCAAGTAGTAGAAGACTCTGCCCTAATTATTACGCCAACTCCTGGAACCATGTCATTTGCCTGTAGTTCAAAATCTGTTAGTCCAACATCAACTAAAGCAATTGGGTATGTTGACTTTGCTGTAGCAATTTGTGCTTTACCATCAAGTATGTTCCAAGTGCCTCTACCAACTGTCCAGGCTTGTCCAGTAGGAGAAGTGCCTAATGTTGAAGCGTTTGCTCTTTCAAAGAAGTCTTTAAACTCCGACACAAAAAACTTACGCCAAGTGCCTTCAACTTTTACGTAACCTTCTTTAGCCTTTATCCAAGCACCACCGCTTTTAAAAAACGCAGAGCCTGAAGAAACGTAATTGTTGGCGACTTTAATCTGAATAGGCATAGTACCTAGACCTACACAGTGTACTTAAGCCAAATATCTCCGTTATTTCCGCCAGTTGGGTCAGAAGTAGACACGGTGATATTACGAAGGCGGGAAGTCAATGCTTGGTCACCAGTTAGGGTTCCACCAGTAATTTGAATAGTTGTGTCCACAGATAAAACTGCAGGGTTTGAATCAGAATCTACCCAAAGAGTTCCTTGAGGTAATCCTAATGCCACACCATCTGGTTGAGCCTGTTGATGAAGAACAGGTTTGATTTCTTGATTGTTAATGAAAAGTTTTCCGTCTTTATCAACTTTAGTTAAGGTTGTTCCTGCTGAGTTTTCAAATCTTAGTAAGTCTGCTGTTTGGCTAGTAAAACCTTTTAGTTTAAGAGGAATAATGGTTGCACCATTAGCCTGAATAGTATCTCCACCAGTGTTATGTGTGTACTGGGTGTGTGAGTCGTTAACTACTCCGTACTCAAGATTTGCAATACGTGCTTTTAACGTTGCCCAAGTTTGGGTTGTTTTATCGAGAGTTCCAACCCAACCACTACTTACTTGTGGGTCTGTGCCAATAGTTGCTTGTAGAGCACGAACTTCATCTTGTAGAGCATTAACGTGGTCGGCTAATACGAGGTCGGTAAAGTCAACCTTGGTAGTAAAACCTTTGACACCTGCGGGATACGAAGCGGGCATAATTATTCTCCTAAACGACTAAGGTCAATTTTGACGTTAAACAAGGAGTTTGACTCCCTAAACAGGCTATGAATGACTAGGCAGGATGGCTGTGGCTAACGTTTGCTTTCTGAGTTATCTGAGTTTCTAAGGTAGCAATGCGTGTTTCGTGGTCTTTTAAAGCAGCAGCCATGGCTAGTAAGGTAGCAACAAGGTCAATCTCTGTAGTCCCATTTGCAGTACGTTCGGTTTTAAAATAAGGGGTCAGTCCAGTTAAAGAAACGGAGTCTGACAAGACCTTAACATTTACTCGCTTACCGTTTTTTGGTTTTCCAAAGTTGCCACTCCAAATTGGGTAGCCTGGGTCTCCACCTTCAAAGGCAATCCAAACACCTTCACCAACATCTGGAACTTGTGTTTTAAGGCTTGATGTTTCTAAAGGCCATGCCCAATTTAGTTCTGCGTCACCAAATAATTGAGGAACCTTACACTTAATTCGCCTGTGACCATCAGTGTCTTTATTTTTAGTAACGACACCTCGGTAAGTTCCCGTGTACTCGTTATTCATTAAAGAACCTCAAGCACCACATCTGGTTCAGCAAAAGTAAATATTTCATTCGGTAAAGCAGAAATGGCTGCTAAACTTGGGGTTCCACCTGTTTTATAAAGAAACCTACATTTAGCAAATTTTACACCTTCAACGGTTTGAAGAAGAGATTCGACATTTTGAATAGTTAGTTCTTGTCCAAAATCAACAAAGTTATACGAGTAGTTTTCAACGATTGCTGCTTTTATTGATTTTTCAACAACAGTTTGGCTAAATTCTGGCTCTCGAGTGTATTGAAGGTTCATTGTTACTGGAACGTAAACAGGCTTAACAACACTTAAAGTTGTTCCAACAAGCATTTTATTTGCTAAAAAGTTTTGTACGTCTGTTTTTAACAGGTTCCACTCAAGAGTTGCAGTTGGTACGTTACTGATTATTTCAATACCAGGAGTAGCATCAAAGTCAGAAAAATCACGGTATGGAGCAACATACAAAGTTACAGCAGTAGCAGATGTTCCAACTGCTTTTGCTTTACCGCAATTTTCGACAGACAAGGCTAAATTTTGAAAATCATCGAGGGTTACTGCTCTGTTTTGAGTGCGTAAAAATAATGGTGCACCAGCACGAATAGATTCATTATCTTCTGGCTCGTTTCCTCCAACAGCAGCATTTACGTTATTAACGTCTATTACACCGTTTAAAGCAGAAACCTGTGTTTGTGAAAGACCAGGAACACGGGCAATATTAATTAAAGTACCGCTTGGGACATTCCCTGAATTTCCTCCACCTACAACATATTTTGCTCTAATTGCTGATTGGTATGTAGGAATTGCTCCAGAGATACCATCTCCAAAAAGAACGATTACTTCATTATCTGGTGTTAAACGCGTAGTAAAGACTGCATCATTTGCACTAAAATCAATTAAATGAGTTACTCTCTGCCATTTTTTCCAAGCAGTTCCTCCCTGAACGTATATTTCAACGCTATTAGTTACAACTGGGAAGTCATCAATAATAAAAGTTTGAGAAGGTTCTGCATCCGAGGTTCCGAGTAGAACACCATAAACATCGTTTGCTTCAACAGTATTTAACTTTCCTTGATACGCAAGAACTGTGGCTTCACCTCGTGCTTGATTAGAAAATGGTGGAACTATAAGGCTGTCTGTTGTTGTAAAAGTGACTGTTTCTACCGTGTCATTTGCAATTACTTCGCCATCTATACGAGTTTCTGCTGGAATAGTTACAGCAGAAGCAGAGTTATTATAAAAAACAACATCGACTGAAGCATTTTTATACCCAGAAGGCACGTAACCATACGTCTCCGCAATTGCTAAAATACTTTCGCGTTGAGTTGCTGTTGATAAAAAAGACTCGTTAGCAATTCGGTCAATGTAGTAGTTTGCAACATCTCCCATGTAAGCAAATGCTTCTGCTAAAACTACGCCGAAGTCACCATTATCGGAACCATTCCATTCAGGAATTCGTTCCTTAATTCGAGCAACTAATTCTTCACGAAGGGCTTCATAGTCCCTGCTTGTATAGTCAATTGTTATTGGGATTTGATTAATTGCCATTAGATGTTCTCCTGATACTGAGGTTGTTTATTGCCAATACTGACAAGAGCAATTACAGTAGACTCTTCCTTATCGTTTGGTAGTGCGTAGGTAAGTATAACTTTAAGAGACCCATTTGCATCGTCGTGTTCAAAAGAAGTTTCAAGCAAGTTTAGTAAAGGAAGAAACGATATAAACGCCTGTTGAATTTCAGACTCTATATCCCCTTGAATACCGCTCAATCCATTCATCCATTGACGAGCAATACGTGTTCCAAAATTTGGACGATTGATTCTTTCACCAACCATAGTACCGATTACAGAGGTTACTCTATCAGCCCAAATTTTACTAGGGTCAACCGTGGTTGCAAGATTCCCATAACTGTCTAAGCGAATTGGAAAACTTATTGCGGATTCATACGACATGCTTAACTCCATTTCCCAGTTAGTGTTGTGGCTTTTCCATTTTTAAACAAAATTGTTGGTGCGGTATACGAAGGTTTATTTTTTGTTGCGGTTTGGTTTTTTAGTACAGCCTGTATGTTTACATACGGACTATCAGGCTGTGTATTTGTGTTAGGTTGTTTTCTATAATTTTGTTCTTTACCGTCACTAAGCAAAGTGCCGTTACATTGGTACACACCATTAACGTTTATGTAGTGAGTAACCTTGTGTACTAACCAATAGCCATCGGCATCTCCTAGTATCCCCTTAACTTCTACCAAAGAATTTGGAACTATTCGTGGGTCACCTTGGCTTTTAAATTTTGCAGGTATGTTAAAACGTGCTTTAGCAGCCTTTGCTTTTGCTACAGATTGAGAGAATTCTTTTGTATTAACAACTACGTTAGTAAGTTCTTGGTTGAAAATGGGGTCAGATTTAACTTTTCTTGTTTGTTGTTTATTTTTTGGTGACTCAGTAGAAGTAAACGTAAGTGCTTTTATCGGGTCAACACCTCTAGTAATTTTGTTAGAGTTGTTAGGCAAGTCAGGGCTTTCTAAGTAGTCTCCATACAACGGAGTCAGTCTATCTAGTGTTTGTTCTTGTAGGCTAGAAAATGCTGGCATAAAGGTTTGCTCTTGGTATAAAATAGGCATTCCACCAATAGACTCAGAAACAATTTCGTCAATGGTTCTAAAGAGAATAGTTTTATCTTTAATAGCGATGGTATAGCCACTATCATCCGCTAGTCTTTGTAAAAACTCCCAATCACTTTCTCCTTGTTGTGTAATCTGAGAGTATCTTGCTGGATGACCACTAACTACTGCTTTTAGTTTGTTTCTTTTTGCAACAATACTAACTACTTCATTAATTGTTTTATTTGTCCAAATACCAGACCTCGACTCTTTCATTAAAAAAGTCAACCCTAAACAAATAATTTGAACGTCTTTGCTGGATTGAACAGCATGAGTTCTTTGGACTCCGTAAACAACCCCATAAAAAGTTCCACGTACTTGATTAGAAGTTTTCCAATTAACGACTACTGGCGATTGTGTTTTTAGCCCTTTTAGCATAGCCAAATTAAAATTTGTAAAGGCTATAGTAAGAACGTCGTGAGTATTAACTTTTTGTTCTAACGTTATATTGTCAGCAGAAAAACCAAAAGTTGGATAATCAGGAAACTCTACAGAAAAAGAGTTGTGTTCACGTGAAGAATACTTTTGATTATAAGACATGAACTGGAATCCTTAACTGTTGACCAGGAACTAATTCAAAAGGACTATGGATGTCATCGTTATAGTCCATGATAACCCACCAAAGACGAGAGTCACCCAAAAATCTGCTTGCTAAAATATCAAGGCGGTCACCTTCTACCCAAGAGTAGTAAAAAACTCCAGAGACGTTATTAGGGAAAACACGATAAACACCAACTTCAAAACTTAATTTGACTGGGTGGTAAGCCTTTAACAAAAGGCCATCAGCGTATCTACTAGATAAAGGAATCACTTTTAATCCTTAACCATTGCATCATGAAACCGTGCCATAGTAAGAACTACGGTAGTTAATGTTGGAACCATATTTTCAGTGAACTGAACATGATTAACGCTGATGTTTGTTACTCTTGCTAAATATCTTAGTTTTCTTCCCATGTGAACCTCAACTGCAATACCGTTTAACCAGCCAACATCGCCAGTTTGTATTCCACGCAATGGGCTTTTGTATCCACCCATATCACCGTTTATTGTTTTAAAAAGAAAGTCTAAATCGTACATTGTTCCAAAGTCTTTAATTAGTTTACGGTCTGATGCTGAAACTATTTCTGGGTAGTACTTTAGAGATTTCTCATCAGAGTTAATGGGAGCAAAATAACTTGGTTCTTTAACGTTAAAGTTTGCCAAAGCGTTCATGTCTTCAATTCTGTTTAAGTACAAGGTAATTGAAATTGAACTACTAGAAGCAGGAGTAGTTATCATGTTTGTCTTGTCTTTTCCAGACTCAAGTAATTCTGGGGAAATACCTGTTATGGAACCGTAAGATTGTGTTACAAATTGAGGATTGTAATGAAACCTAAATCCGTAAGGAACTTTATACCCACCAACTATTGCTTTATCTTTAGCATCTAGTTTAGACAAGGCTGCCTCTTGTGACCTTTTGTTTGGAATAATAAACCCTCTGTTAGTTTGTCCGTCACCAAAGTTACCGAGGTCAGCAAGAAGTTGTGAAGCAGCAGGCGGTAATGCTCCTTTAGCGGTTAAATACTTAGTTGAATGGTGGTTTGTTCCAAAGTATGCTGACCTAACCATAGGAGCATTAAATCTAATAGGGTTTTCATTTGCACCATCAGTATCTTCTTTAGTATTTTTACTTCCATTAGGATTGGCTTTGTCGTTTTTAGCCTTTGCTAATTGTTGCCTAACCTTGGCTTCTTTTCGAAACTGTGCAGCCCCTGCTCGTGCAGAAACTTTACCATTATTGGCTGCATCTCCGTATTCTTTAGCCTTTTTTGCAATATTAGTGTCAATTTTTTTAATAGAGTTATCTGTATCAACCCAAAGTTTTTTAGCAGCAGCAATGTTTGCTTCACTGGCATTACTAAGGATTAAATTATTAAGGTTGTTTTGATAGAAAGTTCTTAAACCAGAAAGCCTTGTTTTTTCAGCCTGCAGCAAATCAAGTTGTGCTATTAGTCCTTTTAAGGTTGTTTCTTTAGACTTAGCCCTTTCCGCTACGCTTTTAGCAAATTTTGCTTTCTCATTTGCATCTTCTGCAGCCTTAAGAGAAGCAGCCAACCTTTTTTCTTGGTCTGCTTTAGCACCTAAACCCTTTACGTCAGGCATTATTTCCCACCTACTATTCTAAGTAAATTTTCTTTTTCAAGTTGAGTTTTAACAATTTCAACAAGACTCATAGCCTCAGCGTAAGATGCTTGTTGAACGCTTACATTAATTGTGATAGACGGAGATATATTTAGTCCTGCTGAAGAGTTAAGTGTTGCAACTGAAGGTGAGCCTCCACCTTGGAACTTATAAGGGTTTTTTCCCGTTTTACCAGTCATCCATGCTGAGTTATTTACTGCTGCTAAAATAGCATCTGTCGAAGCACCTGACTTTAAAGCATCTACAATTGCTGTATACCCACGGTCCCCAGCATTTTTTCCTGTCAACGTTCCTATAGTTGCTGCGTATCCTTCTTCCCAAGATTTGTAGCGTTTTACTCCCACACTATTCATAGACTCATTGTTACTCATGTCTAATGTGGTATTTAAAGGATTGTAGTGAGCAGAGTTTTTCCAGTGTCCACCTTCATGACGCATCCATGTAGTAAGAGCATTTATAGAAGCATCACTGACTGGAGCACCCATTTTTTGAAGAAGACCAGTAGCCCATTCTTTTTCACTACCAGTTCCAAGGATTACCTTTGCTCCACCACTTGTAGCACTACTACTACTAGCACTACCCAAAAGTTCAGCAGGAAGATTTCCTATACCCCCACTTAGTAATTCTTGTAAAGATTTAGAACCAACCATAGCCGATAACTGTTGCCCGTTAGTAGATGTTCCATTATTGCCACTTGCACCCAGAACTCCTGCTAAACCAGAACCTCCTGCTTTGCTTAATTCATCAGGATTTACTGGGTTATTTTTTCCTTTACGTACTTCATAGTGCAAGTGAGGACCTGTAACTTTTCCAGTGTCACCACTTTTTGCAATTAACTGTCCTTGCGTAACAGTGTCTCCAACTTTGACCAGTACTTCCGATAAATGTCCGTACAAAGTTTGATAACCGTTTCCGTGGTCAATTTCTACAGTTTTACCGTAATCTGAACCAGGGTTTGTATTAATAACCATTCCACCTAATGATGCGTGAACAGGAGTTCCAACAGCACATGGGTAATCTTGACCTGTGTGACTTCCCCCAGACCATAAACTTCCCGTAGCACCGTAAGGTGTTCCTACACCACCATTAGTAATTGGTGAAGAGGGGTTTGCACTATTTACGCCACTAGAACCAAAAGCAGCACCAAATCCTGGAGTACCACCGCCTTTACCACCGTAAGGGTTTGCAACACCACCAGCAGTGCCTGCGACTGTACCAGCAAGGGCTGCATAAGGGTTTCCTGTTGCTAATCCAGTCAACCCACCTTGACCTGCGTCAAATAAAAGGTTTGCGATATAACGCATTTCATCTGGAACATCTGCTTTGTTAAAAAACTTTTGTACTTGCTCTAATCCCATGTAGGTTAATCCAGCAAGTCCTGCTTTTCCTAAAAGACCTTTAAAACCTCCTGCTTTAACCCCACTAGAACCGCCTTTGCCTAAAAGACCTTGAGCACCTTTAGCACCTAAGAAAGCACCACCAGCAGTCATCAATCCTTGAACAATTCCACCACCAGCGATACCCATGCCCATTCCTGCACGTGATTCACCCATACCACCTAAAAATCCTGATGCCACTCCTGCAGTACCAGCCAATTTTTCTAATGCAGGATTAACTGTGGTCTCAATTAAATCGGCTGCTGCTTTAAGTCCTTTTAATACGGGTTCGGTGTACGTATTTAAAACCGATGTATCAGATGCGGTAATACGCATTTTATCCGCTAGAGGATTTTGTCCGTACCCTAGTTTAGATAAATCAGTTGGTTTTCCTGCTGCTCTATCAACAGAATATTGCATAAAAAGTTGTCTTTGGTCTTCTGTCATTCCTAAATCAGTAACTGCTTTGTTAAAACCACCTGCTTGAAAACTATTCATAGTCTCTTCTACACTCATTTTTCCTTGACCTTGAGTGAGACGACCGTAGAGTTGACCAAAAATTTCATCTTGGCCTCGAGCCTTACCAGTTTTTGAATCGTAAGTGCTAACACCAATGTTGTATAAACGAGAGGAAAAGTCTCCTTGAGTAAAACCAGACATGGCAACCATAGCGTTTTCATTTGCCATGTTCATATACCGTGCAGCACCACCAACATCTGCAACTAAAGCATTGTATTGAGCACTTCCTGGCATAATGCCTCTTGCTGCAGCAATACTTGCAATATTTGAAGAAGAAAGAGTGCTCGTAACTCCACCTGCTAAACCACCAAAAGTGGCATTCATTATTGAAGTACGGCTCATATTAGAACGAATAGATGCTCCGTAATAGTTACCAGCACTTGCACCAACTTCGGCAACTCCTGGCATTGCAGCCATTGCTCCAGCAGCAATACCAAAGGTTGCTTGTGCAAGTCCTTGACCAACTCCCAATAATTTTTGACCACGAGTAGGGGTTAAGCCATATCTAGTGGCCTCCATACCCTCTCGCATAGCAATTTCTGCAGTGCTATCAACTTTTTCTTGTCCACTAAAAGTTACTTTGTCCATGTGTGGCATTTGGCTATGTTGACCCGTACCGATATGTCGGTCACCACCACCCTTAGCAGACTTTGCTTTTCCAGCAACTCCACCCATAGAACCTTCAAGGCGTTTAGTTATTTGCTCAGCAGAGGTCAGACTTTTGACAATGCTGGATAACAATTCGTCGGTTTGTTTTAACGAATCGTTTAATTCTGCCATGTCAACTCCTTAGTAACCTTCTTTAGCAAGTTCTAACCAATTTTTTCGTTCTCTTACTGAAAGTTCTTTTATTTCAGTAAGGGTCCATCCTTGATGTCTCTCTGATAAGGCTAACCATTCAGCCATCAAAACTGGATATTGAGAAATTTTAAAAGCGAAACAAACTTCCTAAGTTAATAGGAGTGTTTACCTCACCTTCGCAGTCAGGACAAGTAACTGAAATATCTTCAAAAACTGGGCCAATTGCGTGTTTATTAATTGCTTCGCCAATTAAGCGTCTGTCACTAATGCCTAAGTTTTGAATCTGTCCTTTACTAATAACGGGACGACCGTTAATCTTAAGAATGCAGTTCTCAAGAAGAATCGTTGTCAACTCAGACATAGTTTTATCTGAGTTATTCACTAACTCTTTTTGACAGTAACCTGTTGGTAGGGTAACCACTACTTCTCCACATTTAGCGTTTACAACAAAACTAGGCTCATCTACTAAAGTTCTTACTTTAATATCTTCATTTAGGTTAATGGTAACTGGCTTAAATGCGTTGCATCCGCCACAAAAACCTTGTAGTTCTGGTGTATTACCAAAAGTTGCTTTGTAGATACCTAGCATGACAGCATCTCTGTCGCCAGCCAACATTGCATCTAGTGCATCTTCAGTAGCAGGTTCTTTTCCAATTTTGACAGTTCCACGGCTTAGTACTTGTAGAAGAGCCTTGCCAAGATTCTGTGCTCTTGCAATTGCTTCTTCGTCTTTTCCAGTTAATTCACGAACCTCAACTGTTGTCACACTCTCCCCAGCAGAATTTATAAATCCGCCAGGGAGAGTAACGTGAACATCAGAAGGAGGAGTAACTACAACTGATTCTTGTTGTTTTTCAGGTTCGGCCAGTGCTTGGGCAACCATTTGGTTTACAAGGTCTGGATTTTCAGATGCTTTTACGGTTTGAGTAGTCATTTTATTTTCCTTTAGTTAGTTAGTTACGCGTCAACTGCTGGTGCAGAAACAAACTTCTTAGCAGCATCAAATGAAGCAAACGATGTATCGAATCCTTCATGCACCATTGTCATTTGTTCAACAAGGAGAGAGTTGTCACCAGCGTTAAGGTCTGAGTAAGCAATTGCTGTAGGCCAGCAGTTGTAAAACTTAAACCTCATTGCAGTGTCTTCTTGTGCACCTGCAGCAATTGTTTGATTTGATATTGGGTGTGGAAGAACAGAAATTTCAATATCGCAACGGAAGTTTTGATTGATAGTTCTGTTTCCACCATTTTGAACTGTGTAGAACATGTTCTTCATCCAGTTCCAGCCTTGCTTATTTCCAATAAGTACGCCTCTTTGAAGAGTAACTGGCTGGAAAGAAGTTTGTCCAGGAATTTGGTGAACAGTAGTATTGTAGCCACCTTCACGATAAGGAATAGAGTCTGTGGTTACAGCCATTCCTGAAACTGAAGTAAAGCCCATAGTTGCTGTACTTAAATCAGAAAGATTAGTGTCATTTGAGTTCAGAGGAAGAAATCTGACCAAAAACCTAAAGTTTCTAATTGGGTCAGTCGCAAGACTTGACCTGTTTTTATCTACGAATGCCATTTTTAGTTAGGCTCCTTTTCTTAGTTTAAGGTCTTCTGGCTAAGGTTAATAACCACGAATTCCGCAGGGTACTGCAAAGCCACACCGACTTCGATGCGAACTTCGCCACTAGCGATAGAGGCAGCAGTATTGTTTTCAGCGTCGCACTTAATAAAGTACGCTTCTGATGGAGAATTTCCACGTAATCCTCCTTGATTGCGGTATTCATTTAAGAAGGTGTTAAGGGTTGTAGTAATACGACCCCACAACTGCTCATTGTTATTTTCGAATAGCGCAAACTCTGTTAGGTTTTGCAAACTCTTGCGGATGTAAATAAGAGAACGACGCATATTTACATACTTGTTTGCTGTTCCGTCCTGTAGCAGAGTACGTGCACCCATTACTGAGATACCCGCACCTGGGATTTGACGAATAGGGTTAATTGGATACTTACTTGAGTTTAAAGTATCTAACTCAGTAGTAGTAAATGTCTTTTCTGTAGAAACAACTCCAACAAGGTTTGCTGTTAAACCAGCAGGGGCTTTGAATGGACCAACAGTTGCATCAGTTCTTAAGAACAAACCAGCAACTGCACCTGCAGGACCTACCTTACGTGTAGCACCTGTGGCTACACCAAGAGGGTCAGAAACAAATACGTGAGGATAGTAAACAGCAGCAAAACTTCTACCACCACCAAGTGAATCGGCAGTAGTCAACGCTTGTGTAACTGTACGGTCTTTTTGAGTTTCTCCAACGTAGAAGTTCTTTTGTGAACTCTCACATGCAGCAGCAACATCAAGTTGAATTTGTGTTGCTGCGTTTGCGGTCAACAAATCATAAAGACCAGGTAAAAACACTACCAAAGGACGGTCAATAGTTGCAATGGATGCAATTACGCCATCTGTTGAACTAGAGTAGTCGGTATCAATTATTGCATTTCCATTAGTTCCACCAGTAAATGGCACAACGTTAACACTTGGAAGGTTTGTGTTATCACTAACAGTACAAGTAAAAAGTTGTGAAACTGAGTTAATCACTGTTGGTGCGTAACTATTAGAAAGTGGTTCATCTGTGTAAACGTTGTCGTACTGTTCAACTAAAATATCGTCTTGAATGCTAGTAGAAGTTCCAGGAACTCCCTCTTTGTAAATAGCAATATTTAGAGAGTTTCCAACAGCAGTTCCGTTTGACATTTGAACGCGGTAGTTATTACCGTCAGTTCCTTTATTTTTTGCAGTTAGTGTTAAAACAGTTCCAGCACCAGAAGCACGAGGAACTACGCCAGTTGCAGCCTGTGCTGTTTGGCCCATAATTCTTTTAACATACAACTCTCTTCCACCATTTTGGAAAAAGAGAGAGACAGCAAATGTGGCTGGGAACAATGAATTGTAACCACCAAAATGCTTTGTAAATTCATACCATGAGTTAACCAAGGTTAATGTTGTTGGTCCTTGGGCAAATGGTGCAGCGACCATACCAGCAGCCTGTGCTGTTATGGAGTTAGTAATTGGAGCAGGGAGCAGGACTTCACTGATGTAAATTCCTGGTCTTTTATAAACTGCCATGATTTCTCCTATCTAGGTTGTTGGTAGGGGGTCCGATTATTAGCGAGATGTTTGTTCGTAGTTGACTCCGATAATCCTCTGCCTTGGAGCAGGAGCGGAACCAGTGACTTTAACTTTTTGCACCTTGTAGAACTCTTCATACATATCCTGTGGAATTTCACTTGAAACACGCACAGTAATTGCATTTACAAACAGGCGTTTAGCCTGTTCTACAACATCTCGTTTTGAGACATCGAGAACATCAAGACGACGGACGGTATCGTCATTACCGATTAAAGTCGCATTGCGAAACTTTAATCTTGAGTAGAGAAGTTCAGCAAGAATTTCTCTATCATGTCGAGGTTGACGTGAATACGTCGTTACTTGGTAATCAAGGTTTACTGGAATTGGGTAATCAATTTCCCAAGCCTTGTTAACAGGAAAATTTGCAGGCTCTAAATATGGAGCGGTAGTTTTGTTAACCTTGCCTCTATGTGAGCGAGCACGGTCCTCAAGAATGTCAATTAAGTCAATAGTAATAAATGGGTAAGTCTGGTCTCTAAGTTCAACGTCAGGTTGACCAAACCATACCTGCACAGGACGACCAATTTTTTCGTTGTCTGCTCGTTGGTCATGGACAAGAATGCCTTTAAGTTTTTCTTTGAGCATGTTGTCTTCTTCTAAAAATAAAGGACCTAGTGTCATAGGACACCTCTTAAAGAAGTCTTAACGCTTTTTAAAAGAAACTTCTCTGCCTCTTCTGGGCGATTTGAGAAACGTCGGATTGCCCCAGTAGGTTGGCGATTAGGAGTACCAAACTCCCAGTTATCTGCCAACGGCTTATATTTTGCAGGGATGTTAATACTTAGGTGGTTGTTGGAATAGGAGACTTTAATAGCGTCAACAACATCAGGGTTCCAACCACTGGCTCGTGTTTCATTACGCAATTCAAGCGTCATGAATTGAGCGGTTTGACGGGCTGCTTTTATAAATGCTGGCTTGAGTTTAGTTATTTGTCTCACGGCGTGACTTCTTTGAGTTAAAAAGTAGTTTAGTTCCGACATACCCAGCCAAAAGACCAATTACAAAATTATGCTGATTATGCGGTTTAAAACCGTACATACCTTTTACAAACTCATCACGCTCACTGGCAGACTGCATCTCAGCAACCTGTTCGTACCATGGAGTAGACATAGACATCCCCTTAAAGCAGCAGTTAAATCAGCAAGTAAAACAGCAAGACCCGCATGGTTCTTGCTAAGACAAGGATAAAGAAAAAGCCCCCAGTCGGGGGCTTAAACTTTAATTCTTTTAAGGATTACATACCCTTTTTACGAGGCAATTGCTTTTGAGTCTTACCTTTTACGCCAGAGCCTTTTTTCATAGCCTTTAACGCTTGGAAGTCTTTACCCTCAATTTTTTTAGGGTTTCCAGCAACTTTAGCAATTTGCTTTTGTTTAGGTGAGAGTTCTTTAGCCATAGGGGTTACTTCTTCTTCTTGTCTTTGTCTTTGCCCTTTAGCATAGAGGCTTTCTTTTTGTCATCCATAGCAGAGCCTTTACCTTTACCAAATCCAGCCTGACCCTTTTTCTTACCGCATCCGCATACAGCACACATGCTCTTACTCGCTTTCTTTTAGTAGGTTAACAAACCGCAGTAGGTCTGCAGCAGCAATTTTAACAAAAGGCAAAATAGAATCAAGGACATCTAACTCTCCCTTTACGTTTTCTAAAGAAGTAATAACTTGTTCTTTAGAAAGAACGTCTTCTGTTACCTGGTCTTTTAAAATAGTTAGTTTTGCAGCAATTGGTCGTACCTCCGCTAATGCTGCAGCGTTGTGCTCATTTTCAGGGAATTCAATTAATCCCCTCACAACTAAGTCTAATTCAAATGCTAAATTCATTTTTTGCCTTTCTTGGGGGCTGCTACTTTTTTCTTTCCAGAACCTTCAGGAACACAGTTTGGCACTTTTTTGCCGTTTTTGGTCTTCATACCTACTTGAACATATCCCTTCCAACAAGGGTCTGCAGCAACTTTAGTCGCCATTACGTACTCCTACTCGTGTGCGGATTTTTCTTATGCCATTCTTTTACGCCCTTGACTCCTTGAGCCACAGACTTTATTGAGCCTTGGCTTTTTTTAGTAAGGTTAATCTTATCGTATTTACCCTGCTTTGAGTTTGTGTGCTCTACTACAACATCGCCTTTTTTATTTTTGGTGACCTTATGTGAGATATGAGCCTTACGACCAGGAACTCCAATAGCAATAGTTACTGGCTTCTCTGGTTTAACAGGTTTCTTTTTTTCAGCCATTACGCAGATTTAGCCTGGTAAATAAAGTTGATGTGGAACAGGTCATCTGTAGCAAGAACAAAAGGTGTGGTTGCAGCAAATGTTTGGTCTTGAGTGGCTTGGTTTATAAACCAAAGACTGCAAACGTTACTGTTTGCTTCTAAGTGCCCCTTAAGACTGTAGAACTTACTTAGACTTGTGTCGTGAATAGTTCCACCCCAAGCATTTGCATGAAGTGCTGATTGTTTTGGAAGAGTTACCGAGTAAGCACCAGTACCAAAATGAGTAACGTTTGTCATCGGAACTGTAATTTGCACAACAACCATCTGACCATAATCAAAGTATGTTCCTGTAGCAAGGTTAGAAGACTGCACTAAACCAGTTCCAGACCACACAGGTGTGTAAGCAATTGGGCTTGGATAAGCAGTTGCAGATGCAGGGTGAGTGTGCGTAGTTACTCGAGTGTCTAAGTCAACTAAGGCAGCATTAAGTGGCGTGTCCCAGTTGTTATCTCCACGCTTGGGAAGATTGAGAGGCAAGGGTTACTCGCTATCTAGTTTCGCTGTTAGTTTTGCAAGAGCATCGCCCATTGCTGCTAACTCACGAGCACCTCGCCAAGACTGAGAATCAGCAATGTCGGTTTCTAGAACAATCTTTTGTGCTTCTAAAACTTCACGCTCTTCGTTAGTTACCATATTTTCCTTCTCCATATCCATTAAATCCGTAATACAACTCTTCGTAAGGTATCATTTCTCGCTGACCTTTTAGTGCCAAATACTGGAATTGAGGGTCATTTACTAATTCTTCTGAGTTAACTTCAGTCAAATCAACAGTTACAACAGCCCAGTTATAGCCAAAATGTCCTCTAGGGTTAATTCTAGAAGGACTAAAAACATTCCCACGATAAACAACTCTGTCTTTTAAATGGTCTGATGGGTCTAGCAACATACCAGGCAAAAGTTTTTCAACATCTCCTACGTTAAGAACTAATCGCAAAGTGTCGACTACGTAGAAGCCTCGCTCATTAAGGTCATTGCTACCACGAATAATTTGAGCAGTAATAGCAGGAAGACTAAAGGGAGGAATCCAACGTCGACCTCCAACGTTACCTGTTCCTACATAACCAGAGTTTGAAACGTCGTAAAGAGGGTCTCTTACAGTGGCAACGTTTTCTTCATACCAATCGTTGTTCCAACGGAACCAATCAACTTCAACACCAACAGGGTGTTGTAAATCTTCTTTGATGCTTTCATACATCCGCTTTTGTTCATACTCAAGGTCAAAGCGACCCTGTAATCTACTTCCCCGCATGAACTCTCCTAAGCAGAATAGAACTCTAAATTACGTTTTAGACGTTCATCATTAGGTTCTATGTTAAGTGCTTCTTGTCCAAATGTCAGGGCATCCTCTTTAAAACCTAAGTGATAAGAAGAAATTGCTGCCATATCGTATGGTGTGTAACCCCATGCTTTAGGGTCTGTTAAGTATTCAAGTGGTCGTTGTTTTATGTCTAAGGCTCTCTTTGCCATTCGAAGGCAAGCATGCCAATCACTGATGCTGTAGTAATACTCAGATAGTTCAACTAAGGCTTCTCTAGATTCAGGGTATTCCTCTTGTGCTTTCATTAGCCACTCTTCTTTTTCAGCACCTTCAGAACAACGAGCAATGTAACGCATTGATGCAGCACGTTCTGGTTTCCAAACAGCATTTGGCAACGAAAGATGTCGTTGTAACTCTGCCTTTGCTTTGTCGCACATTCCATTGAAGTAATACTCTCTACCTAGGTAGTGTGCATTTCTGTCATCGTTTGGACTTTCTGCTACAGCCATTTCTAACAAAGGGAAGTATTGACTTCTAGACTTAGTGTTGTCTGGGAAATGATGAATCTGTAATCCAGTCCATGATTGAGTCTCTTCCATCCCGTAATTTCGCATAACTTCATGCACAGGGTGTGTCCACCTGTATCCCTTACGTGAATGAATCTTATCTCCACTGTAAGTTAATCCTTCAGAACCATCTGCATTCCAAGACCATGTGTATTTATAACGTGGACGAGTAATCCCTTCAGGGACTTTCTCTAACTCTTCACGCCATCCCGCCACAAAAACTTCGTCCATATCTAGTGCGATGCAATAGTCCATGTCTCTAGGAATTGCAGCAACGGCTGCATTTCGTGCATCATCAAATCTCCAAGGAACAATAGCAATCTCAACAACGTTAATTCCTAATGCTCTGGCTTTTTCAATAGTCTTATCTGTTGAACCAGTATCTGCAATCAGAAGGAAGTCTGCTTCTTTAGCAGCGTTATACCAACGCTCTACAAACTGTTCTTCATTTAATGCAATTGCATAAACAGCAATTTTTAGTTTTTTTGTATCCATACTTGTAGCCCCTTTTCTAACAACGTGAATTCGTGAGATGGTACGCAAGAAAGAATTGCGTCAATTGCAGGTTTAGGGTCATAGAAAGGCTCTTTACCAAGAGACCACATATAATCGTCAAAAGCCAAAATGCCGTTAGGTTTTAAACAAAGCAAAGCGTTCATACTATCTTTAAGCACTGACATGGCCCTGTGGTCCCCATCAATGTAGATGAAGTCAAAAGAAGATACATTCCTGCTAAAGAACTCATCACTAGTCATTTTGCGTTTATAAAGACGTTCATCATTTTGATGCCACAGAGTTCTTAAGTCATAGGTTTCTTCTACGCTATGCCAGTTCATCTCTGCATGGTCTGGCTCTTCTGAGCCTTCCCAAGTGTCCACATCAGTAAGAGTTGATTCTTCATGGGTTAGCACATTACTGAACAACCACTGAGTAGCATCACCTGTATACGCACCAATTTGCAAGCATGACAAAGGCTTGCCTTTATAAGAAGAGAGAAACTTTTCAAAGTTTGCTTCTGCTCCGCCTGCTTTAAACCAGTTTGGGTAGTCCGTCATTTATGCTCCAGTTGTAGTGATGTTATCCGACTATATTTAATTGCCCTTGCATTGCTGAGTGGAACTGGCAGATATAATACAGTGTATTTGGAGCACCAGCAGGTACTGTAAAAGTAATACCTCCTACGTCATCTCCGTTATTTGTGACCCCAGTGTTGTATTGGTCTGTAGTTCCTGTAGTTGCAGCAGTCTTAATCCAGAATGGATGACCTGATGCATTGACTGTAAAGAAGTATGTTTGACCTCTTACCAAAGTTAAAGTTGGATTTGAGAAGCCAGCAATTGTGTAAGCACCAGCACCAGCGTTAGTTACTTGGTAGTTTTCAATAATAGATAGACCTGTGGCTCCAGTAGGACCAGTTGGACCAGTCACCGTTGAGGCTGCACCTGTAGGACCAGTTGCTCCTGTTGGACCAGTAGGACCAGTAGGACCAGTCACAGTTGAGTTTGCTCCTGTTGGACCAGTAGGACCAGTAGGTCCTGTTGGACCACCAGAAGGACCAGTTGGACCAGTTGGACCAGTCACCGTTGAGGCTGCACCAGTAGCACCAGTAGCACCTGTGGCTCCAGTCGCACCTGTAGGACCAGTTGCTCCTGTTGGACCTGTCGCTCCTAAGTTTCCAGGAGAACCTTGAATACCAGTAGGACCTGTCGCTCCAGTCGCACCTGTAGGACCAGTTGCTCCTGTTGGACCAGTAGGACCACCAGAAGGACCAGTAGGACCTGTAGGACCAGTCACCGTTGAGGCTGCTCCAGTTGCACCAGTAGGACCTGTCGCTCCAGTTGCACCTGTTGGACCTGTCGCACCAGTTGCTGAAGCAGAACCTTCTTGTCCAGTAGGACCTGTGGCTCCTGTAGGTCCTGTAGGACCAGTTGCTCCAGTTGCTGAAGCAGAACCTGCTTGTCCAGTAGGACCTGTGGCTCCAGTTGGACCAGTTGGACCTGTTGGACCAGTAGGTCCTGTTGGACCACCAGAAGGACCAGTAGGACCAGTAGGACCAGTAGGACCATTTAGACCATTACCACCAGCCATACCAGTAGGACCAGTAGGACCTGCGGTTATTGAGTCAACCCAAGCAGAGCCGTTCCAAAAAGAAACTGCGTTACTTGGGTCTTTAATCCAAATATCTCCAATAGAAGGAGTATCTGGAGCGGTAGACCTGTAAGAAACAAATGTAGATGCTGTAGTGTCGTAAACACCTGTCAGCATAAAAGAAAGGTTTGGTGTGTCAGAGTTTACCCAGATTACATCGTTATTATTTAAGGCGAATCTAAAAGTTTCAAAAGATTGCCCTTGAGAAATAGTGAGGTTTTTAATAATGGTTGCTGTAGTATTGGTAGAAATTAATCCCCCATTTACAGCATGATAAATAGACGCTTTACTATCTATAACACCCTTGTTAGCAATAATGACAGAAACAACGTAAGAACCATTAGAACTATAAAGTGAAGTATCTGTATTAGCAGCAGGATTTGCTAGTGCAAGTCTTTTGACAGCCATTTATGCATCCCACCCTACTGTTTTCCAACCAGTTGTTGTCTTCACTTCTAGTGCTCCTTCGCCATTATTCAAATCGGTATTAAACCTAATATACCCAACCTCTGTAGTGTTATCACGTTGAGCAGTTGTGCCCTTGTCTACATAAATAACGTTTGCATTACCGCGAATTGTTTTGTTTCTAAATGTTTGGAAAGCATCTCCAGGACCAACATCTTCTGATTGCAGAAGTCCATAAACAGAGAAGGAGGCATCATCAGTATTTGATGAAACATAAAGCACATCGTTTGCATTTAGTGCAAACCTAAATGTTTCAAAAGATTGCCCTGGGCCAACAATTAAGTTAGCACAGACGTAGGCGTATTGAGAAACAGTGGTAGCCCCTTGAGGAGCAACCCACACGTTTGCTTTCATTACAGGCGAAGCATTTAGAGACCTGTTAGCAATAATCACGGAAACAAGGTGGGAGTTAGCCACCGTGGACGCAATAGTCGCCACGTTTGCAGAAGGGTTAACAACCCCCAGTCTGATAATTGCCATTTGTGCTCCTTTTTAGGCTTGTGCTTCTCGCCATGATAATTTAGCAGAAGTTAGAGTGGTGTTACCTGTTAGACGAGCCACAGCAATCGTTAGAATGTCTGGACCATCTGGGTACACGGAGTCTCCTCCTAGAATAGAGTTTGAAAGTTCGAACAACTCACTAATATCAACTGTAGTTGAGTTCTCACTACCTGAAGCACCACCTGATGCACGGAAGTTGTAAACCTGAACACCACCAGAGATAGTGTCATTTGATGTGTGTTGAATTGTCTGAGTTAGAGAAGGCTGTGGCACTCCTTGGAAGTTCAAGTTGTTCAAACGTCCGTTGAGAAGTAACTTAACATCCACCAACTGAGTTGTTTGGATACCAATTTCACTCATAGTCAACTGCATGCGGTTAATAACGTCACGGTCACCCAACTTACCTGTCAAACCTTCAGATACTGAAGGAGAGAGGCGAATTGATAGAAGTGGCTGGTAGTTAATACCAGAGGTGTTATTTGCAGCACCTAGTGGGTAGATAAAGAAGGTGTACTGAGTGTTACCTGTAGTAGTAATATCAATAGGATTTGTGCCAAGAACAATGTTTGGTGAAGTACCAGACGTTGCAATAGCATCTGCTTGAGTATTGTGGAAGGTAATGTTGTCAGCATCTTGACGGCAAACATAGTAGGTCCGTTGATTCTGCATTTGAGAGAACGGATGGCCTACGTTGTTTACAGTTCCTGGGTTCTGACTTACTACACCAGCAATACCTGCTGAGGTAAAGCCCTGGAATGTCACAGCATCTCCGCTAGAGAAACCGTGTGTTGGGATGTTAACGCGGTTAGTTGAAACGTTAATAGCCCTTGAACCAAATGACTTGGCTGTAGTACCAAGAATCTGTAGCGTCTGGCTAGTTCCTGTAAAGAGGTATGCCTTGTCATCATCAAAGCGACCATCCATGATAACCGAAGTACCCCAGTGGAATAGGTAAGGGATGTATGTTGGGTTAGAAAGAGTGGTTACTTCATAACGTGCAGGCAAGTTACCTGAACGTAGGTATGACTCATACAACACGTTGTTGTGCTTAAATTCGTGAACATACTTGACTGTTCCTGTTGCATCTTTAAATCCAAAACGAATCTTTCCTGCACCGTACCAAGAGTAATCAATGTAAGCCATTTGAATCTTTGCTAGGTCAAGAACATAACCTGTTGGGCCAGTTCCATCGCAGACATCGATATTCCAAGACTCTTGTGGAACTCTTGTATCGATAGTCTTAGTAATAATAATACCTGCCTTTGAAGGCTGGAATGAGTGCAGAGTTCCTGAACCTGTATCAGCAAGTGCTACCGTTGAAACAGAGTTTGGTGTACCCATTAACTTAAAGGTATTATTGTCTATAACTTTAATGTAGTAAGTACGTCCGTTGATAAGACCTCCGACTGGAACGCCGTCAATTGAGTCGTAGGTAACAGCAAGGTTTTCAACAAAACCGTGACCTAAGATAGTGAAGGTGTCAGCAGTAGCATTAACAACTGTTTGCGGATTAAACTCTTTTATAGGTCCTGATGCACCTTTGTACTCAGGCTTAATAGTAATTTGAGTGTCACTTGTAACATTAGCAACCTTGTAAGACTGACCACGCATAACAATCATGTCACCTGCTGCTAGTTGAGAGGTAAATGCTGTTCCAGTTCCAAATACTAGTTCAGAACCTTGTTGTGCTGCAGCAACTCCAGCAATCTGTTGGGTAGAAGAACGACGCACTGCATAAATCTTCTGTCCATCAAACTCAAAGTACATACCGTTCTGGAAGTCAAACATACCTGAACGAACAGCACCATTTTGCCATGCGTTTACATAGAGGTGTGCAAAGCCATAAGACTTTTCTTGACCCGCAGGAATTGCTGCAGGAGAGATGTAGGTAAAGGTGTAAGGGTCTAATACGGAGATTTGGAACAGACCGTTGTAGACAGTGCTCATCGTGCCGTCTGGCTTTAGAGCATCCTTAATTGCAACTGTAAGACCATTTAACAAGCCGTGTGGACGACGAGTCTTACCTTGAATAGTTGTCGCACTAATCTTAGTTAGTGTTTCAAGGTCAATTGATGGTTTAAAGTTAATAGCAAACGATACCTGAATACCTTTACCTGACTGGTAACGGAAGTACTTACGAGTCTGACGAACAATCTGAGAGAAGGATGTTCCTACACCTGTGGACATTTCCACACCACCATCAAATGGTCTGTGTAGAGAGTATCCTTCAGGACGAACATAGATAAATGTTGGGTAAGAGTATGAAACTCCTGTGTAAGCCTCGCTATAAGGTCTGTCAATTGTAATCTGAGTGTCAGAACCAATAGCAGTAATTGTTCTAATAATCGGAGTTCTTGGAACTACGTTAATTAGGTTGTGGGCAGAACCAGTTCCTTGGTTTGTAAAGTCAACCTGGTTTGTATTGTTTGTTGCATCAGTTAAAGTGTTGTGAAGGGTAATGCTTGATGCATCAATACGACGAACATAGTAGTTATATGTTGTAACAAGACCAGTTGGTGCAACACCACCTGCTCCTGCTGTGTAAGTAACAACGTCACCAGTTAAATATCCATGGCTAGTGATTGTAATAACGTTAGTTGATGCATTAAAGGCAGCACTTGCAAAGGTGTTGGACTTGTTTGTATTGGATGGGAATACGCGGAACTTGTCTCCCACCTTTAGAATCTTAGCAAAGGCTGTTCCAGAACCTGCTACCAATACGGAGCCTGATTCAGTAGAAACTGTACCTGCACCAACAATCTGTCCGTTAATCTGGGCAGATGTAAAGTGGTGGCTGTTTCCAGAACCAAAGTCAGAGATAGTAATAGGGGTACCAGAAATTGCATTATCTGCAGAAGAAGCCAGTTTAATGTAATCCTTATTTACGTTAATTACATAGTAGTCAGTTCCTGAAGTAAGTCCACCAATTGATGAACCTCCACCTGAATTATAGGCAACCTTGGTTCCAGTAATAAAACCGTGACCTAGAATCTTAAATACGTTCTGTTGTGTATCTACAGTAGAACGAGGAACAAACTCTTTAATAATAAGTGGTACAAGACCATTTGCTTTAACATTAAAGGTTGTTGTAGATGGAATTGCATCTACTGTGTAGATACCATCTGGTGTACGGATGAGTGAGTAAAGTCTGTGCTTTCCAACTCCAACACCTGTTAAGTTAATCGCTGTTCCATTAATAGCGTTGTCATAAGTTGTTGCCAACTTAATTTCATCACCATTTGGTGCAATTACATAGTAAGGAGAACCAGAAACAAGTCCTGTTAGTGGTGTTTGTCCTGCTGTATCGTAAGATACAAGTTCACCTGTAGTAAATCCGTGGTTTGGAATTGTGATTGTTTCAGTAGTCAAATCAACTGAGTTAACAGTCAGAGTGTGAGTTCCTGTACCTAGACCTGTTAGGTTAACAATCGCTGCTCCTGTTTTAACAGTAGACAACTTGATAATGTTGGCATCTACTCTAAATACGAAGTAAGCAGCACCGTTTGTAAGCCCGCCAATTACTGTTCCAGCACCACTTGAGTAAACAACTCTTTGACCAGTTGATAGGTCGTGCTGTGGAATGTAAAGGCTGTCTTCTTCAACGTTAACTGTAACGAAGATAAAGGAGTGTCCAGTTCCAGTTCCTGCAGATGTTAAATCTAAATCTGGGCCATTCAAAGATTGGCTTAGGATAATGCGGTTTGCATCTACTACTGTCTTTACGTAGTAAGTAGCACCATCAACAAGTGGAGAAATAACAGTTCCACCATTGACTGCATACTTAACAGGCTGATTAGCCAAGAAACCGTGGTTGTTAATAGTAATCGTATTGGTTGCAGTATTAACAATAATTTTGTCAAAACGCTCAATACTTGCAGCACCAGGGCTTGTCACATCAACATCAGTAAATGATGGAGACGGAGTTGTACTTAATTTATAAGAATAATTGTCAACTTTATTGACGTAGTAAGTCGCTGTGTTTGCAGTGATGCCACCAGGAGTAGTTCCATTGGTAACAAACTTAACTGCTTCACCGTTACTCAAACCATGCAAAGATGGTGAGTAAAAAGTATTACTTACTAAGTCTACCTGTAGAGGAACTAAAGCGTGATACTTGCTTCCCCCAGCAGTTAAAGTAATTCCGTTTGTTCCGTCATTTGCATCAACTGCAGTTGGGTGCAAAGTAACTGTTGCAGCAGCAGCAGCAACTAAAGTTACTGTTACTTGACCATCAGCATCAGCATTCCAAGAGTTGAGGTTTGTAATTGTTTCTGTTCCCCAAGATGTTGAGCCGTTGAAAGAACCAGTTGAGGTTGCAACGTTTGTTGCTGAAGTTACGATGAATGAACCACCGCCACCGCCTGCAACACGTGCAGCATTAGAGCGAGCACCAGCACCACCAGAGTAGCCACCGCCACCACCAGATTGACCAGTTGTGTCTCCGTCAGCAGATGCACCGCCACCAAATCCACCAAATCCACCAACAGTTCCTCCACCAGTTGTTGTTAAACCTGTAGCAAAAGAGCCACCGCCCTTAACACCGTTAGTTGCGTTAGAACCATCGGTAGAAAAACCACCGCCACCACCAGAGTTACCTCCAGTTGCAACTGAACCATTACCATTTGAGCCACCATCAGCACTAGCAGAAGATTGACCACCAGCAGTTGTAAGAGCACCATCTCGACCGTTAGTAGTATCTGCATCTGCAGAACCTCCACCCGCCACAAAAAGAGGGACGTTTCCTGATTTACGAACAACCCAAGAACCACCACCTGAACCACCGTAAGTTGAACCAGAACGAGCAGCAGTTCCGCGTTGTCCAACTACAATAGTAATGACTTCTCCCTTTTGCAGGAAGACTCTTCCTTGAACAATCGCACCACGACCTGCAGCACCAGAACCAGAACCATTAAGACCTGCAGCACCACGAACGTTAAATGTGTAGGTACCAGAGGTTGGAACTGTCCAGTCTTGATAACCTTGGAAGTTACCTGCTTGTAGGTAGTCTGTCTTCCAAGAAGCAGCACTATAACTAGAGTGCGCTTTAATAGTTGAAATTGATGGTCCTACGTTTCCAGTAGTTCCAGCAGTTGTAAAGATAAATGAGGAGAATGTGTAGAGAGCATTTGCTGTACCAAAACCTGTGTTTGAGGTCTTAATAAAGTAAACGTTGTTTTTTGTAAGCCCACCAATTGCTGTTCCATCTGTTACATAACGAACCGCTTGGTTATCTGAAAGAGTTGCCTCAATAGAAAGTTTATTTTGGTATACATAAGGAGCATTAAAAAACGCAGTTCCTGCAGTAGGAGTTGTTAGTGCTACATCAGAACCACCTGCAGTTGTGCTAAAAAATACTTGAGCAGTTCCAACACGCTTGATGTAATACAAACTGCTATCACTAAGCCCATTAATTGTTCCTAGACCAGTATTGTAAATAAAGGCAGAACCATCTCTAAGTGCTTCAGGAATAGTTGGTTGACCAAGCGTATTGGTTGGGTAGTAAAGGTAGTAGTCAGCAGTGTTGATGTTTGTAGGTGTAAAGGTATGAGTTCCTGTTAAACCTGCTGCGGTAATATTAATTGGCATATCTACTCACTCCTTAACTTGTTGGTGTAACGTCTTGGGTATTGGTTGCTGGGTAGAAGCGGTTTGGTCCCCAAATAATACGAACTCCACCAACTCCGCCGTTTCCGCCACCGTACCACTGTGAGCCAGAACCGCCAGCACCGCCACCGTATTGACCGCCGTAAATATGACCACGTGAATAGGAGTAGTAAGGCTCACCATTTTGGCCGTTTTGACCGCCAGAACCGCCTCCACCGCCTACGCCTGAACCGCGACCTACGCCGTCAGCACCTTGACCATTAATTCCTGTTCCTCCACCACCTGGAGTTCCCCATGTTGAGGAGTAAGTAGTACCAGCAGCACCGCCACCACCATAACCTGGGTTATAACCGTAACTGCCTTCACCACCACGACCCTCATAACCGCCAGCACCAGCACCAGAGTAACTCCATTCCCAGTTAGTGTAACCACCACGACCGCCACCACCAGTTCCAGTGTAATCAAAACCACCTGATGCTCCGCCGTTAGAGTTTGGACCACCACGACCAGAGCCGTAACCACGACAAATTATTTGACCGCCAGAGTTACGTTGTAGGTAAGAGTTATCCCCATAGCCATCACCACTCCAGTAACTCCACATGTTACCGCCACGACCGACTACAACTGTAAATGTTTCACCTGGAGTTACAGCAATATCTCTTGCCCAAGCAAGACCACCGCCACCGCCAGGACCACGAGACCATACGTAAGAACCGCCACCGCCACCGCCAATAGCAACTGCAGAAAGCGTTGATGTACGGGCAGGGACAGTAAATGTGTATGTTCCAGGGGAAGAGTAAAGAGTCTGTCCCTGTGGAGGCGGAGCAGTAAAGTTGATGTTAACTGTCTGGAATGCTTGAGCACCAGATGAGTCTGTTCCTGTAATTGTGTGCGTAATTGCGTAAGCACCAGTAGGAGTTCCGCTAATTAATCCTGTAGATGTGCTCATTGTTAAACCTGAAGGCAATGCTGGGGAAATAGTGTAAGACACTGCCCCTGTATATCCTTGAGCAGTCAATGTCTGCTGAGAACCAGCAACAATATTGTTAGTTACCGCTTCTCCAGTAATTGAGGCAGTAAGAGGAAGAATAGATGCCAACAAGTGATTCATCTTAAAGTTGTGGTCATCGTATTTATTAGTCACAAAGTAGAAATCTTTTGCTTCAGTACCTGGAGTAGAAAAACGACCACCTGATGGATAAGTGTATTTAATCATCTGCTTATCAACAAAGCCATTATTTTTTACGTGAACAATGTCAAGGTCTGCTGAAACACCAATTTGTCTAAACTTCTGAGTTCCAGTTCCACCTGACATGGAGGTGATAGGGCTTCCTGCTGTTCCTGGTAAGTTCTTTAGTGTAAAGAAATATTGACCAGGAGTATTGTTAAAGAAGAATGTGTCAATAAAGTAAGTTCCATTTGCTGTCAAACCTGTAGCAGCATTTCCTGTTGTGGTGTACTGCACCATAGTGCCGTTATACCAATCAAGGTCTGAGATTCCAGAGTCGGAAAGCATACTCACCAAAGAACCGCTAAATGATGAAATAGTTCCAGAGCCACCCGCAGTGTTTGCACCATCAAATGACTTTGGGTCTCCAAGTTGGACTGTAACAGGTGCTTCTAATCCTTGGTTATTTCCAGCAAATGTTTTTGCAAGGTTTGCTAATTGAAAAGTTCCTGTCATTGAACCAACAATGTCAATAGTAGTTCCGTTTGGAATCTCACTTACGGAAAATGTAGCAGTTGACGCACTGAGAGTGCCTGTTGATTTTACAAAAACAACTCCGCGAGGATTGGTAAAGAAGTAACCTGAACCCGCAACTACGTTGTAGTAAAGAGGAGTTCCAATAACAGCGTTTACAAATGTTTCGCCAGTCTGGTGTGAGACGGTAATTGTATCTTGTGATGTATCAACAGAGAGAATACTGCTTGTAATATTTCCAGTACTTGCCTTGTTATCGACATTAATAGGTAAGTAGTTTAAGGTGTTTGAGCCGTCAAATGTTTGTGCAGTAGATGAGTTAGAAGCATCGAAAGACTTACCAGTTGTATTAGATGAGTCAAACTCTTGAGAAATAGAAGAGTTTAGGTTAAGGAAGTAAAACGGAGTGTTTAAACCAAAACCATGTGGGCTGTCTGTCTTAACTGTAAGGGTAGAGATAGTTCCAGCATCTGTTTTAATACCTTCAGAGTCTGAAATTCTAATCTGAGAACCTTGGAAAAACTCGCCTGTAATAACAGATGTGTAAAGGTCTTCAATAGAAGCAGTTTGTGCTTGGTTTTGCTTACATAGATAAGTAAAAGATGTTGGTGTTGGGACAGAGTTAATAATGAAAGAACCATTTGCTGTAAGTGACTTTGTTCCAGCAACGTTGATAGGAATACCAACAGCAAGTCCATGAGCAAGAGAGGTAATAACTTTAATTTCTCGAGATTGCTCTGTAGATAAAATCGATGAAATGTTAGGAATAGTTGTATCACCGCTCTTTGAGAAGAACGATGGAGTGTTGTTAATAAGTTCAACAGTTTCCCACTTAGTAGGCTGTAGACCATATTCAAAGTCAGTATCAATCAGTGTTTCAGGTTGTGAAACACGGAGTTTAGTTACTGGGTCAATAAACTGCGATGGGAATTGGATTTCTCCGCCTACACCAGAAGAACTTGTACTTCCTCCACTACTACCACCAAGAAAACCAGGCATTAGTTACGACCATCCTTCTCTGTAATCATCTTGCATACTTTACTAAGTAATTTTGTATTTAACTGTGTAAACATCATGCTCCTAACCACCACATTGTAGATAGTGCTAATGAACCAGCCTGTCCTTGTGGACCAGTAGGACCAAGGTTTCCTGAAGCAACCTCTACCCACGCATTATTAAAGAATACGTAAGTTTTTGCATTTTGAGTGTTAAACCAAGCATCACCTGCTTCTGCACTTTCAACAGTAGGAGCACTTTCTGAGGCAGTGAATTGACCAACAGGACCAGTAGGACCAGTAGGACCTGTAGGACCCGTAGGACCCGTAACGGTTGATGCTGCACCCGTAGGACCAGTTACACCCTGTGGACCAGTAGGTCCTGTAGGACCACGCTTATCATAGATAGCAATGACACCAACTTGAGTTGCATCTTGAACGCTTCGGTAAACTAAGTTTGCTGGAGCATCAAGAGGAACTGTGTAGGTAATAATGTTTGGAGTACTGCCACCGTAGGCTCCTGTAGAAATGTTGTTTCCAACCATTCCAGGAATTGGGTTTGCAGTATCTGTTAAGTTAAAGCGAATTGTGAAAGAGTCTGTAATAGGCACAGCACTTAAATCAAAGTAGTAAGTTTCTCCACGAACAACATCAAGTGTTGGTGTGTCTCCTGGAATACCTTCAACTAAAAATTGTGTTCCCGCACCATTATTTGTAATCTTAAAGGTTGTTCCGTTACGTGCACCTGTTGGGCCTTGTGCACCTGTTGGTCCAGTAGCACCAGTAGGTCCTGTAGCACCAGTCGGTCCTGTAACAGTAGAGGCAGCACCAGTGGCTCCAGTTGGACCAGTAGGTCCAGTCGCACCAGTTGGACCACGGAATGGTCCACCATCTGTCCAAGCACTTCCTGACCAAATCCAAATATTTCCTGTTGCAGTTACAAGGTAAGCATCACCATTTGTATTTCCTGTTGCAGGAAGATTCTCAACTGCTGCAACAGTTCCCTTAAGGTTAATAGATGTACCATCTTGACCAGTTGCTCCAGTTGGACCTGTTGGTCCAGTAGCACCTGTTGGACCAGTAACAGTTGAGGCTGCACCAGTTGCTCCTGTTGGTCCAGTAGAACCTGTAGGACCAGTTACGGTTGAAGCAGCACCAGTAGCACCAGTAGGACCAGTTGCACCAGTAGGACCTGTTGCACCTGTAGGACCAGTTACGGTTGAAGCAGCACCAGTAGCACCAGTGGCTCCTGTAGGACCAGTAGAACCTGTTGGTCCAGTTACTGTTGAAGCAGCACCTTCAGCACCAGTTGGTCCAGTAAAACCTCGAGGTCCTGTTGGTCCTTGAATGTTTCCAACGTTATTCCATGTACCAAAGTTTGGTGGAGTTGAGTTTGGAGTCCAAACATACAAATCACCACTTGCGATTAAATAAGCATCGCCAAAATTTCCTGTAGGACGAGCAGCAAGTAAAGTTGCTTCATCGGCATACTCACCCTTAATTGTTACAGCAGTTCCTTGTGCACCAGTAGGTCCTGTAGGTCCTGTAGGTCCTGTGTTACCTGTAGGTCCTGTAACTGTTGAAGCAGCACCTGTTGGTCCTGTAGGTCCAGTAGAACCTGTAGGTCCAGTAAAACCAAGTGCACCTTGTGCACCAGTCGGACCTGTAGGTCCAGTTACTGTTGAAGCAGCACCAGTAGCACCAGTAGGTCCTGTTGGTCCTTGAATACCTTGTGAACCAGTTGGTCCAGTTGCTCCTGTATTACCAGCAACACCAGATGCACCAGTCGGACCAGTTACACCTTGAATACCTTGTGGACCTTGAATACCTTGTTGACCTGTTGGTCCTGTCGCACCCATTGCACCTGTAGCACCAGTAGAACCCATCGCACCAGTAGGTCCTGTTGCTCCTGCAGCACCAGTAGGACCAGTTACAAGAGAGTCAGCACCAGTAGGACCAGTTGCACCTTGTGGACCAGTAAATCCAGTTAAACCTTGTGGACCAACTGCACCAGTAGGACCTTGTGGTCCTGTTGCACCTGTCGCACCAGTTGCTCCTGTTGCACCAGTTGCACCAGTTGCAGAAGCAGAACCTGCAGGACCTTGTGGACCTGTTGGTCCTGTTGGTCCTTGATAACCACGAGGTCCTCGAGTTGTAGGAACTCCAGGTAAAAGTGCAGGGTCAATCTCTGGATAGAGAGGGCTATTTGGGTCAATAGGCATTACGTTGTCACCTCACGCACTGTAAATAGTTTGCCAGCCTTGTATGTTTCTCGAGTTCCGTTATCACTAACTAACTCGATGTCCCAGTACATACGCTGTGCAAGTCTTTTGGTCTGGTCCTTGGTCAAACTTAAAGTAATCGTATGGCTTGTATTATCGGTTGGAGAGGTAGTAACTGTCACAGTAAACGGCATGTGACTTTGTAAAACTCCTGCTTTCCAACGAATATTTGCTACTACTCCTCGTGTGACGAGGCTTCCGACGAACGGAATAGAGTACGTAAACGCCACATCTTGATAGGCAGTAAGGTCCACAGAGTCATAAGGTCGTTCTGAGGGCTGGTCGCCATAGGTAGGTCGGGCAAGTTCGATTCTTTCTGGGTAAGAGTAATCATCCACCTCCTGTGGTCGATAAACTGGTACGTAGTGATTTGTTGTCTTAGAAATTCTGCGGAATGTAAATACCTCAATACGATACATACCGATACCAAGCAGAACACATAGTTCGCGGTATTGGTCTTTGCGTGCTTGAATCATATCCATTAATTGACGGTAACGCTCAGAACGTGGAATTGTCACACCGTCTGGAGCAAAGACGTTAATGTCGAATGAAGCATCAGTTGCTAAAGTGTAAAGAGCAAGTGTGCTTGCAAGAAGAGATACTGGATAAACCTCTACTGGAGGAAGATTTTCAAGAGTTTGAATTCTTCCTAAAGAGTCTGTTCTATTATTTGAATGCTGCAATACAGCGTTTTCTACAAAGCGATTAATTTCTGCTGGTGTAAAGTATCTAAAGTAATTACCAGCAACTGTGATTTCAGTGCCATCTGGTGGAATCACATCTGTTACTAAAACTCCTGTTGCTTCCTCTACGGAAACATCGTTGGAAACATTGGAATCATCAAATCTTACGTACAGGCTTGCTGCATCTACTGGAGAGTAGTGAAGACCAAATCTATTTGTTGTACCATCTGCAATAAACTGCATAACAAAAGACTTAGAGGAGTCTCCTATTTCGGACCTAACCATTTCGGCTAAGTTAGACGCTGTTGCCACGTATCCTCCGTGCTTAAACTCTAGATGCTAATGATTCCGTATTAACCAGATTTAATCAGCATTAAAAAGGTTACTCCTCTAGGAGGAGGGCAGAAACTAGAGGAGTAACCAGAGTATTGACGACAACTAAACAGATTGTTTAGTTTGGTCGCCAAATATAACCTAGACCTTCAAGGTAGTTAGCCAGTTCTGATGGAACTGAATACTTAACTCCTGCTTTAAAGTTGTATGTGTTTCCTACGCCCCAAGTCATTTCTTCAATGTCTGTGATGGTTCGGATAACAACTTTATCATTTGCAAGTGTTACGCCAACTTCTACGATTTCGTCTAGAACAATTGGTTTCTCTGGACTCTTTGGGTCAAAGACCGCAGTCTCCAGAAGTTCAGCCTCAACTCTGTTTGCGGTAGAAATTTCTTCCTTACGCTTACGGAGTGCTTCTGCATTTTCTTTAGTTGCTTGTTCCTGTGCACGCCCTGTTGCGTCCAAAGGACTAGTTGCTTTGTTTGCCACGATGTATTTCTCCTTGTGTTTGTTTTGTTAATTTTTGTGGCGGAAGAGTCCCAAAGAAGGAGTATGGGACTCTTCCGACCAATGCTTATTTAATTAAGCGGTGAAGACCTTACAAATTGCTTGGTCTGTGATTACGCCAAGACCCCAAATTGCGTACCAAGCAAGAGCGTGCTCACGACCGAAGTCAAGAACGCCACCATCGCGAAGTTCAACTGGAAGGGAAATTGCGTGACCGAATGCGTTGTCACCAATCATGATTGACTCGTAGACAGTTGTTGCTGCAGTGCCAGCAGATGAACCAGCAGGGTTTGGTGAAGTTGAACCTGTTGGGTTTCCACCTGAACCTGGGTTTGTGTTTGCCTTTACTGGAACTTCAGTCTGGTCAGCAGGTGCACCAACGTTTGCAGTCTCGTTAACAACTGCTCCTGATGCGTATGACTTAACCTGAGTTGTTTCGATGAATACTACGTCGTATAGACGACCGATTTCACCTAGCATGAAGTTTCCTGGAGCAGCGTACTTTGTAACTTCGATGAACTCTGGGTTCGAACGAATGTCACGTGACTGCTTTGGATTGATGAACATTACGTATGTCTCACCTAAGCGAGGAATGTTCTTTGAAGCAAGGGTAAGTGCAGCATCCTTGACAGAACCAGTAGTCAACTTGTGGTTGGCTGTGATGGTTGAGATTGATGTTGCCTTTGAGCCTTCGTCGTAGAATGACTGTGACCCTGCTGATACGCCTGTACGGTCGTAACCAAATACTGCAGATGTTGCAGCACCTAGTGTGTTACGTGCCTGTACATCTAGGTACTGTGCCATGTGGCGACCTAGAAGACGTGAAGATGATGCCATAACGTCATCGAATGATGCGTTAAGAAGTAGTTCAGAAACTGCTACTGCGTAGCCGTGTTCTGCAACTGTGATTGCAATTTGTTCTGCTGTAAGAGCGTTTGTTGTTAGACGTACACCTTCTGTAAGTGGTGCTGGGTCTACAGCAAAGTTCTTGTAACGTAGGAAGTTCACACGAAGACCAGGTGCTACACCTAGTTCAGTCTTCTTAACTGCAAACTGCTCGAAACGCAGAATTGGCATTGCTTGGAATAAAATTTCTTTAGACCAGATGGTCTGAATTGCTGTGGATAGGCTGGAGTTTGAACCACTATATGCGGTAGGTGCTCCTGCTAATTCACTGGTGCCTGTAATCGCTGATGCCATGTTGGTATCAGTCCTTTCTTGTTAGTTGGATAATCTAGTTTGTTTGGTTTTACCCGAACAGTCCCTTACCACGATTACCTGCTGCTTCGCCAAGTAGTTTGGCTCGTTGCTTCGCGTAATCCGCCAATGACATTTCCCGAATACTTTCGGGAGAGTACGAACGTTGTTCCGAATCATTATCGAGAGGTCCTGATGCAGGAGACGTAATACGTGTTCCTGCCATTTCCCTGCGAGTAGACTGTAAAGCCTGCTGTGCAGAGTCGAGAATACGAGCAGATTTATCTTTCAATGACGCGATGCTCTGCTCGATTTCATCACGGTTGTTACCCTCAATCAAATCAATGAGTTCAGGAATTACGTTTTCACGCTCCTGCTCAATTCTTTGTTGACGGTACTGCATTACTTCTTGAAAATGTTTTTCTTGCTCAAGTAGAGCAAATGCTCGTTCTCTTTCGAGACGCTCTGCTTCTAACTGAGTCTGAAATTCTTTTTCCTTTTTCTCTAGAAGTTGACGGATGTCCATGTCTGCTTCTAGTTTCTTTTCCTCAAGTTCAGCCTGCTGTTGACGAGCAATTTCTTCTTGCTCTGCCTTCTCATCGCGCTCCTTCTTCAAGGTAGCAAGTTCTTCTTTTAGTTTTTCCATTTGCGGATACAACTTTTCCTTTTCTTGTGCACGAGCACGAGATAGGTCTTCGGCTGAAAAGCCAAAGTCAGTTGCTTCCTTAGAAGCCTTACTTTCCACGATAGGAGTAGCAGTCTCTTGCACTACTGACTCAATCTGTACTTCTTGTACTTCAGTGTTTTCCATAGTAATTGCGTATCCGTTTCCTTGGTTATTGTCCGAATGCGGTTTTACCCGCGTGTCCCACATTTCTTACCTGATAATTGCACAACATTTCGAAGTGTTTGTCAGGCTAAATCAGATTTTTCATCTGAAATTTATTGACTTCTATCTACTGCTCTTCTCTGTGGAATTTTCGTTCCATAGGATTCGGTCAGCAGTTTGTTCCGAATATCCATCTCCATACTAGCCTCTGTCATAGCCATTTCTTGGGCAGCAGGGTCGGCAGCATTTTCTGGGGTTGGAGCACCTGAGAGGTTATCTCCCATAATGTCGCCATCACCTAGTTGAGTAGGTTGCAGTGGAACTGCTCCATCTCCTCCAGGACCTGGCATCATTCCAGTCATATCTTGAATTTCTTTTTGAATCTGCACCTTTAACAAGGTTAGAGCACCATCTGAAAGTGCTTCCGCTTTAAGTTCTTCACGAATCTCTTGTAGTTTCTCTTCTGGGAACTCTTCTCCCAAAGTGCGTAAAGCACCTTCTTTAGACTCAAGACCCATGCCAAGTTTAGTTTGTACTTCGTTAAGGATAATTAACTTATCTAGTGGAAGAGGAGGTGGGAACTGAACGCTGTTTTGATAGGTAAGAGAGTCGTTAGGGTCAAGTTTAACCATTTGACCTTCTTTGATTGGACCGTCTTCATCTGGGTTGTACATCATTGTTTCTGGCTCTTTAACTGCCAAGTTTAAAATAATAAGTTCATTAATCTTCTCAAGGCCGATTCCATACTGAGCCGTCTTTTGAGTCCAACGATTCATAAGCGGTTGATACTGAATTGAAAGTGCAACACCAGATGTATTTGAAATTGGTTGGACTTGACCCAGTGCTGTCTCTGGAACGTTCATTAACTCGTGCATAGAACGCTTTAATAGTTCAAGATACTTTAGAGCACCTTCGATTCCTGCTCCGCCACCTTCTAGGTTAAATACCTGTGAATCTTTAGGAAGACCTCCCCAAACTTTCTTGGGACCCTTCTCAAGGTTAGAAGCCTTTGCACCAACAATAACTGTTACAGGTGCAGCGTGGTAGTTAATAATGTCTGCAACATCTGTTGAAATTTCATTGTATGCACGGTTAATAGAGATAATGTCATGGCAATCAGGTAAACCCCAAGGAGAACCAGCAACAGGAATATTTGCAATATGTACAACAGGAATTGTTCCTAGGGGATTTGGACGAGAGTCAATAAGTTCATCGTTAATGTATTCTTCAATAAGGTCATCTGTAAGAATCTCAGTGTAAGTAAATACCTGTCTTGTTCCCTCTAAAGAAGTTCCCCAGAAACGGTACTTCTGCTTAAATCTTAAAAGACGATTGCGGTCGTGTGGATGAAACTCTGGGAATGAGAAAGAGGAGTTAAGAGGAAGAACTCGAACTTTTCCTGGGTGTACTCGACCAATTGCATCAGTCCACGGTTCTTCATAGGCTACTTTTACAAAACAATCTCCAGAGATTCCACCTTGTTGTGCCATTTCTAAAAGAACTCTAGTTTTGTCGTTATCTACTTCCCATACTCGTTGCAAACGGTCTGGAACAATTGCTTCAGTTGCTTTAGGGCTGCGGAAACCAATTCCCTTGCCAAATGTAAATCTAGAAAGATAGTCTGTAAATGCTCTGTAGTAGTTGACTGCAATTTGCATTTCGCCTTGTTCACGGCGATAACCCCAGTGATGACCTAAATACATCGCCCAATTTAAAGAGTAGCGATTTAAACGCGGACCATGAACTTCAAATTCTTCGTCTGCTAGTTCCACTAAACCAAGTGGAGAAATTGAAATAGTTAAATCAGAGGAGGCTGCTCTGTATGAGGGAGGAGAAAAGTCAACAAAACTCATCGTATGACCTTACTTAGTGTCACTCTTTTTTCCGCCCTTATCCTTTTTACGTTTCACGTCTTTTGCGTCTTTTTTAGTTCCACGTTCTTTTTGCAGTTTTGCAAATTGTTTTTCATTAAGTTTTTTTGTTTGTTCTATAGGACTATTTGAGTCTATAAATCTACCACCACTTTGAGTGTATCTCTCTCGAACCCAGTGACTTGCTGCAGGATTTGGGTACGTTGAGTATTTGGCTCTTGCTTGAGCAATCACCATTTCCCAAAGTTTTGGATTTGCAGGTTTTTCAGCCACAGTTATTTCCTTTACAACTTTGTTCCCCCTAGGACAATCCTAGGGGGTCAAAGACAAAAAACTCTTTTAGTCGTTTACTACGGTTGGAGAAGTACGTTGTGTACGTCCACCAGAGCGTGCAACAACCTCAGTCTTTTGTTCTGCATAGTCTGTGAAAGACCCGTGTGAGAACTCAGCAAGGAATGTTGGTGCTTCTGTCCATGCAGCAGAGCCAACATGGGCACGTGCCTGCATAGTTTCTGCAGCAGTCTTTTGCCAGACTGGAGCATTACGGTTTGGACGACCTGCAGCAGCAGCAAAACCTTGCTGCATTCCTAGTTCAAAATCATTTGGAACATCAGTATCAGTTGCGATACCTTCTTCAAAACGAAGAGGACCACGACGTGATGCGTTTCCTGCCTCTTTCATTTCGTAAACATTTGAACCCTTCTCAGGGAACTGTGGGTTTGGTGCTAGTGTCATTATGACTCCTTATAAGGTTAGTAAGACGGAATGGCCTATTCCAAAGATGATTTTCTCTGATTTTTTACTATAAGTAAGGGTTAACTCAGTTTTAATTTTTACTGAAAAACGGGCTACTGGTTAAAACCACCTCTGGCATAACTAAGTCCTTAGTTAAAGCACAGGCAATAGAGAGGCTATCAACGTAATCATCATGGGCGTAAGACTCATCAGGAGCAGCCACAAGGAAGTTAGGACCCTTGTACTGAACCTCAGCATCTACCATCTGTTGGTAAAACCTTTTCCACGTTCTTAAACGACGTGTTTTTGCGTGGGCAGGGTAACCCAATAATTTTCTTTGGATTAACGCTTGAAGGTGTTTCCACCTTTGTGACTGTTCAGTAGCACTAGAGGTAATAGAAGCAACTTCTGCTCTAGGCAATAAAAGTCTAAGACGCTGTGCAACAGCATCTCCAACACCATTAGCGTCAACACCAACTGCTAAAACATCGTAGTTACTTAAGAAGTTAACGATTTGGAAGTACTGTTCTTCCCAGTCATCTCCCTGTAACTCCAGCCAGTTTAAGACTCGATGTTCAAAATAACCGAACTCATCTGGCCTATCCCAGTCAACCCATACAACAGTAACAACTGTTGAGTCCATCTTACGTGCAGGGTCAATGCCAACTACCACAGGTGTCTTGTGCCAAACCTTTACTAGTTCTTGTGAAGTATCACCTAGTTCGTCCATAACTCCAGAAGTTACAAACATACCTCGTTCAAGAAGCCACTTGCAGTTGTAAGACATTTGGAACTCGTCTGAATCTTCTCCAATACGCAAAGTTTCTTTCTTTATAAACTTGGAGTAGTTTTCATTAAACTTAGCAACATCTTTCCAGTCCCATTGAAAATGGTTTTGTCTAGCACCTCTAGTTGTTTGACGACGCTTGTTTAATTGAATAGCCCTATAAAAGTTATTTTTGCTAGTTGTTGGTGTGCCTGTTTTAACCATAGTTCCCGCATAGTAAGCAAGCATTGGGGAAATTGACTTAGATACAACAAAGTCATCTGCTTCTTGGCACTCGTCAATAACAATCAAATGGAAAGACTTAGACTCAATTTTTGCACGGGGGTTTGCAGTCATCATCGTAATTGTTGAGCCAGATTTCTTTAGTTTAATCATTCGAGTTACTCCACCAATACGTGCAGCAGAGTCATCAATTTCAGGGTCACCAAGAATTTCTAATGCACGCTCTGATGTAAGTCGTGTAACAGTACGACCAAAGAGTGTTTCTGCCTGACCTTCTGTTGGTGCAAACAAACCAACCCAAAGTCCATCTTTAAACTTACCTAATAAATCTGGGTATAACTTTGCAAGACGTGGAAGAAGAATCATTAATGTTGCAACAGTATTTGCAACTGTTTCAGATTTACCTGACTGACGTGCTGCAAGGGCTGTAATTTCTTCACCATCATTAATTAAAACTGACTCAATTACACGACGTGCTAACGGAAGTTGATAGGGGTGTAGAGGATACCCAACAAGAACTTCTTGAAACTCTAAGATTTTATTTATTAGTTTTTCAACAAATTGAATCGAGAGTTCATCTAAGTCATTTTCTTCAGGGGGTAGCGGAACTTCTTCATCTTCTGCTGCGTAAAGTTCGGGATTAATTTCCTCAAACTTCTCATCATTAAAATCAATAGACATTTAGTTCCTAAACAGAGAAGCCCACCGAAGTGGGCAACCCCGCGTCTGAGAGAGGGAGACGGTTAATTCTATCACTAAGTTACGACCTTCTCTTTAATTCTCGCATGATTTCTAAAAGTGCTTCTGCACCCATTTCTAACTCATCTAGCAATACTGATTCGTTTGACTTCTGCCAAGCAAAAGTATCTCTGCCTATAGCAAATAAAGAAGCCTCAACCCATCCAATTAACTCTGGAGTAGGTAACTTAGATATACGCTTCTGTATCTTCGTCTGGGGCTGGTACCCATCCTTTTTCTTCTTTAAAATCATCGTAAGTTACATCCCTTCTCGAAATTGCACTGTTGAGTGCTTCTTCTTCAGACTTTGTTCCTTGCCATTTTCCTAAAACAAGAATACGGCTTAGGGGTAGTCTAACCATAAGTGGAGTTGCAAAACGGTATGGTTCTTCAATTTCTTGGGTCCAGCCATGGACTACGAGTTTATTACCCCACGTAAGGGGCTGTTTAATAACTTGTACGAATCGTTCTGTTCCAATGTTGTGCGCCTTTGGCATTTGTTACCGTTTCTTTTTATTACCCCGACTGGATTTTAGTGCTGTGGTTTTAGGCTTATTTGCTTGAGTTCTTGGCTTTTTAGTAACACCGTAACCAGTCTTAGAGGTAGGTACAAGACTTTGACGACCTTCAAAGTATATCTGATTAGTACGAACAATTCGATATAGGGTTTCTCTAGCATAAGTAGGTAGTTGACCCATAGCAGCATCTCCACGAGCATGGCTATCTAAGTATTGGCGAATAAAACGCCCTTTAGAAATCGTTGCTTTAAAAGCACTCCAAGTTGATGGCTTAACATCGTAATAGTTATAGAACAACCCGTCTCTAAAGACAACGGTTAATGTTTCACGCTTTGGGTCATATCCTGCAGCAACTGTTCTAGGACGTTGATAATTAGTAGTTGATGTAGGTAATACGGTTAATGGTGCAGGAGCATCGTAGTTATCTAACGGCTCATCTGCATAGTTTGAGTAACGAGTAGGGTCATAAAACTCACCCGCTTCTTCTTCGTCATCGCCCTCAAAAATTTCAATAGCATCATAAAACTCAGAGCCTGGCGATACTGGGAGTGACTGAAACGGATTAATACGTCCCGTTTGTGGAGTCACCCCCAGCATCTTTGCCATGCCTTTTACTTCTCGTTCGCCAACTCCATAGAGTTCGCGGGTCGGGTCTAGTAATGCTGATAGTTCATCAGAAGATGTTCTAGCACGTAGAACATTTCTTTGTCTATCGTCACTACCACCTGTGGAGGTAACCCGAGCCATTATTACTCCTTAATTAGGACGCTGTTGCCCAAGGTGTAATTGTTACTGCTGCACCGACTGCAGTTGTTGCAGCATTGCCAGCAATTGATTGAGTCTTAATTGTTCCAGCAAGACCAGCAAGAGTTCCTGTTGCATTGATACCAGTGGTATCAGCAACTGAGAATCCTGTGCCTGAGATTGTAATGTTTCCAGAAGCACTAGCAGTTACTGTCCAAGAGCCAACTAGGGCTGCTGGTACGGCAACTGGAGACTCTGCTGCTGCAGTTCCTGCAAAGATTTGAACCTTTGTGCCAACTGGATAGTTAGTGTCTGCACTTGTTGCATAAACTACCGCAACTGTTGCACTTGTTGCGTTGATGCGTGTGATGTTAGTCTTAGAGTTTGCTGCTGCTGTTGCAGTTGTTACTGTAAGACCATTGTCTCTAAGAGCATCTTCTGCAAGTGCTGTTGTGAAGCCACGAACATCAGAAACCTGTACATAGTCAGTTGAACCTACTACGTCAGCACCTGTTGAACCTGCTGTGAACTGTGGGTATCCGCCCCAACCTGATTCAAGGTTGATGTGGTCTCCAAGTGTTAAATCTAGACGAGTTGTACGCACATCGTTTGGTTGTGGTGGCATGTTGCCCCACACCGCATCAATTGCGACTTCTCCTGCGGAATCAAGAAGATTCCCGTTGTTATTTGTTGCCATTGTTTATATTTCCTCACATGTGTGGTTATCAAGTTGGTCCCTATAAAGAACCTCGTCACAGTCGCGACATCTGAAAAGACGAACGGTATCGAGTGCTTCGTGTAAAGAGTCCGAATGTTCGTTACCGTATTCGACCTGGGGTTGACTTAAAACTTCAGGGGGAAAGGGTCCTAGAGGCCTACTTGAACTTGCAGGAACGGGGTGTCCCTGTATTGCAAATTTTCTTATAAGTTTCATTCTTCATCAGGCTCAACTGCTATTTTCTTTTTTGTGGCGGAAGGGGTTTCCTTTACAGGAGCCTCTTCTTCCTTATATGGAGGGATGTCAGTCTTTAGAATGTCAATTGCTTCTTGTTGAAAAGAATCTAAGGCATCGGATGTAACCAAGTTACCAGCGTCTCTTTGAGCATACAAAAATCCAGGTAGGCACTGACGGCAATACCAATATTGAACCGCGTTATTAACTTTATAAAGATAAAAGCCTGGTTTGTTGCAGTTAACGCAAACAATTTCTAGCGTTTTTTTAGTTGCCATTTATTGCTCCTTAGTAATTAACAATCCCACTTACGTAATGCTAGTGCCTTACGTGTTGGTTTTCCGTTTTTCTCCATTGGTCCTGGCATGCCACCCATACGTGCACAAAACGACTTACGACGTGATGCGTCTTTAGGTGAGCGTTGTGCTCTTTCTCTTGAAACAGGTGGCTTTAAATCTGAACCAGGATTCTCACGTTCGTAGGCTTTACGCCCCTTTTCGTTAAGACCGCCTTTTGGGTTCTTACCCTCTTTACGTTGCCACGCTGCTGATTTTGCCATTACTACTTCTTTTTACCCGTTGCTCTTTTTGCTGGAGGTGGGGTTGAACTCTTTAAACTTACGGCACGACCTGTCTTTGGGTCACGTCCTACGCGACCACCAGAAGCACTTGGTGTAGAAGTTACAGGAGGAGGTGTTGTATCTGGAACAGTTGGCATAGCAACTGGTGCTGGTGTTTCACGAGGAGCGTTAAACTTTCCACTCATGTCACCAATTTTAAACTCAGCAACTTTCCCGCTTTCACTTAACTGACCAATGCCAGCGAAGGCTGCTCCCATTTTTGCAATCTCATGTCCTTGAGTTAACCTTGTCATGCGTGTTTCGTGACGACGACCTGCTTTTTCAGAGGCTGCTTTTGCAGCAACTCCAGCATCTTGAAGTTCGCGAGTTTGTGAGTGCTTTACACCCATCTTCTCTAAGTCATAACCGTGTTGTCTTTCGGCACGAACACTAGATAAAACGTGCTGTGCAACAATTGACTGTGCATTACCTTGAGAATTTTTTTTGCCTTCGATGCCTTTGTTAACAAGACCACCGATACGTGCAACAATGTCTGCTCCTGGTCCACCTGGGGGAGCACCGAACTGAATTTGATTTAGGGCCATAAGAGTATTTTTCCCTACTTTGGCTGTATTTGTGTGTTAAGCGTCTTTATTGCTTCAAGTAAAATAACTTGATTCTGTTGGCGGACAATCTCTGCTTCTTCCATCTTACGTTCTAAGCGGTCTTGCCTGACCTCCATGCGGAAAACCATGTCTTTTATAGACTTACCTCCATTGTGAGAGAGTTCGCCATCAAGTTTATTAAGACGAGCCATAACCCCTGGAACAGCATCTCTACCTTCAGAAGCCTCTTCCCCTTCCCAGTCTCTAATAAATTTTCCCCACGTTGCAAACAACTTATTAAGTTTGTTTATAAAGAACCCTAGAATTGCCCCGCCTCCTAACGCGATTCCAACAAGAATTGAAATAGTTTCTATCTTCGACATTTCTAGGGTCCTTTTTGTAGTTACTTCTTTTTAACTGACTTTACTGGCTTTGTAGCAAGTTTTTTTGAAACTTCTTTTGCTGCAACTTCTGCAAGACGACCAAAGGCTGGGTCCTTCTTATTAGCCCAACGTAGTGCTGTTGGGATTAGTGAACCCCATAGAGCGTTTGCTACGAGTAGCCATTCAGATTGTCCAAAGTCCAAAGGTGTTGCTGCGTTGCTTGTTTGCATAACAATCATTACTGCTGCAATTACTTGACCAAGTAAATTGCGTAAGTACGATTCGAGTGCTGCTTTATTCATGTACATCTCCTAAATGTGTCAGATAGACACTATTGATATTTTAGTCGTCTTCTCGGTTTCTGATTGGGTAAGTGATAGCCCAAGCAAGAAGTGTTCCAACAATAGCGTAGCCAACAATGGTTTTGGCACTTCCATCAAGGACTACCCAGGCAATAAACATGCCTAAAAGTGTCCATAGTTGGTCAATCATGTCCTTAATTATTTTCAAGGTTTCCGTCTCCTAACACCTTTACTATCACCTGATGGACCTCCGCCACCAGAACTTCCTCCGCCACCAGTAGAACCACCAGTAGAACCAGCAGCACCTGCTGCAGCACCAACGGCGTTCATAGCAGCACCTGCTGCAACTACAGTGGCAACAACCATGTCAGTTGCTTCTTCACGTTCTTCTTCTGACATGTCAGCACCAATGCTGCCCAATGCAAGTAACACTTGACCTGGGTCTTCAAATAGTGCACCAATTAGTTCTGCGGGATTTTCTAGCACGACAAGTGCAGCAGCAACTTCTGCAGTAATTATGACAGCATTTCCATTTTCGTCAGTTCTAACATCAACAGGAGTTTCTGCTGGTAAGTCTTTAAACTCAATTCCAGCCTCTTGTATTTGTTCTGATGTAAGAGTTTCTCCTGCTGCAACAGATTCAACCAATGCTTCTGCAACAAGTTCTTTTTCTGCATTAGTAAGGTTTCCATCTGCAGCAAGTGCTTCTGATAAAGAGTTCACTTCTTCTTTAGAGATTTCGCCATCGGCATTTAAAGCATCAAGAACTTCATCTGCATCAGCAGCAGATAACTTGCCATCAGAAAGAAGGTCATCAACAACAGCCTCTACCTCTTCGGCAGTAGTTTCTTCAGCAGGAGGTTCTTCTGCTGGTGGCTCTTCAGCAGGAGGTTCTTCTGCTGGTGGCTCTTCTGCTGGTGGCTCTTCAGCAGGAGGTTCTTCAGCAGGAGGTTCTTCTGCTGGTGGTTCTTCAGCAGGAGGTTCTTCAGCAGGAGGTTCTTCTGCTGGTGGTTCCTCAGCAGGAGGTTCTTCTGCTGGTGGCTCTTCTGCTGGTGGTTCCTCAGCAGGTGGCTCTTCAGCAGGAGGTTCCTCTGGTGTAGGCTCTGGCTCTGGTTCAGGAGCAGGAGGTTCAGGTGTTACAGGGTTTGGTTCTTGGGGTGTTGGTGGGGTTGGCTCTGGCTGTGGTTGTGGGAGTGGTTGTGGCTCTGGTTCTGGTGCGGGAGTGGGAGCGGGAGTGGGCGGAACGACTTGGGACTGCACAACTGAAGCAATTACGGCAACGGCAGAAGCGACTGTGGAAGTAGCGACCTCTGCTTTAACAACTGCTACATCTGCTAACGTACTGGCAGTAGCAACTGCTACTTCTTTTGTCGATTGGAGAGTGCTTAGTGTTTGAGTTTCTGCTGTTAGTGTGGTCTGAGTTGTTGCAAGTGCTGTCTCTGCTGTTGTTTTCACTTCTGTAAGAGACGTAAGCACAGCAACTTCAACCGCTTTAACTTCTGTTTTATCAGCGACTACTGCTGTTTGGCTTTCAATTTGAGCCGTTAAAGTTTCATTGGTTACATTAGTCATTGGCTTTACTGCTTGACCTGCTGCTTCACGAACACCAATACGAGGACCGTTATGCAGTTGTGTTGTGTTTCCCGCAACGGTTCCTACACCAGTCCATTCCCCTGTTGTTGGATTGACTGTCATCTTCCAATTTACATTTGTAATAGGGCTATTTGGGTCTGCAAATCTATGTAGATTCCAGTCAACTTCTAGAGTAGTTTCAGTAGTCTTTACTACTGTAGATGAGTTAGGTCCAGCACTTTGAAAGTCGCTACCAAAGACTGAGATATGTGCTCCTGCTGGAAAATCCCACCAGTTATAGTCGCCATTACCAAAGGTAATAGTTGCTTTTGAAGTCACATAAATTTGGCTGTTTGTTCCTTGACCTTCATAAACTGTGTTACCCATTTTTATGTCAAAAGGCGTGTTAATTTTTGTAAAGCCGTCGTACATGACTGGAAGCGTTGTTGTAGTAACTGTTGGGGTTTCAGGAGCAACAGGGGCTACATAGCCTTCGGTTGTATAGGTTTTGCTATCTGAAGGGGTATTCTGAAGAGCGGTCAGTGTAGTTTGAGCATTAGTTAGGTTAGTTGTTGCAACTGCTACTACTGCTGTTTGTGACTCAACTGCTGCTGTGGCTGTAGCAACAACTGCGGTTGCAGTAGTAACGTCCTGCGTTACTACGGCTACTACTGCTGTTTGTGACTCAACTGCTGCTACTGCGGTCACTGCTACGGCTGTTGCTGATTCTGCAGCGACTACAGCAGTCTTTGCTTCTACTACAGCAGTTTGTGCTGTCTCAACAGCAGCAACTACAGTAGGTTCTGCAACAACAGAAGGAGCAGCAGTTGTGGTTGCTGTATTGAGGGTTGATGCTGCTGCTGTTACTTCTGTGTTAGCACTGACTATTTTTTCTTGAGCAACTGCTATAACGGCTGTTGCTGTATCGATTTGAGCAAGAACTGTATCCGATGCAGGAGTAGTTTGAACTACTACAGGTTCTTCTGCAGAAGCGGTATCAATACCTAAAATGGAGTAGATAAATACAAATAGGGCGGTAGTAAAAAATACCGCGATTGCTCTCTTCAGCAATTAAAAAACTCCCTCGACTAATGTGCGTAGTGTCGAGTTAGTGCTAAGAATTAAGTTACATATTGTGTAAGTTAGAACCTAATTGAAGCAAAAAAATAACTTGTAGGTGAGTTAAACCTACAAGTTATTTAAATTAACCTTGTGGGGTTGGTAACGGAATTGGTTCTGGAGTGTCTACGCTATCTTCACTCCATGCATCTGGAATATCTTGTGGTGCATTTGGGTCTACATCGTCTATAGGATTTTCAATAGTGGTCTGACCATTGTTTCCATTTGGAAGACTTGTTCCAGGACCATTATTAAAAGTGTTGTCGTGTACATCGACTGGGACTGTTATGTCCATAGGGGCATTCATTGAACACCCAGTTAATAGGGGTAGAACTAATAGGGGTATAACTAATTTCGGGTTTATAGTCATAGCAGCAGAATAACCTGACTAAATGACTTGAGTCAACTGCCTTGGCAAAAGAAGTATGATAATCTTTTAGTGCTTCCGCTAAAAGAAGTTAGGTCCTTGGTTTTTCGGCGTGCTTATACGTCTTTCGGGGAGAAACCAGGGACCTATTTAAAAGCCACCGCTTCCACCAACGTCACCAGCACCTAGGGAACCAGAGGCATCTCCTGTTACTGAAGCACCCCTGTCTGAGTCTGAGACGGGTGGGTTTTGAACGGTAGTTAAGTATCCACCGTAACCACTTGTTGAGTTTGTAGATGTGGGATACATTCCCCAATAGAAACCATTACCAACAAACCCTGTACCA